GGGACATCCCGCACACTCAAATACCCCACTAGCCCTAGCGTTCAATAGGTCGGTTTACTCACTACTCCCCTATTCCTAGCATAACACAAGCCCACATGAATGTCAAGCACTCGGTTCCAGACTAAGTGATTGCATTTGACACAACGCCGATAGCCTGGACTCTCAACACGTTTAAACCGCCAGACTGCCAGTCGCCACCAGAGCTTTTTCACCGTCTCCCCCGGTCCCATTGATCCTGTACGTTATCCGACTGGGTTGCAGCCTTAATATGCCTTGGATTCACACACCAGTCATTATCACAACTATGACACATCGTCGCACCCACAGGCGGTTTGCGGTGTCGTGCAAGCTCCCATGCGACATGATGGGCATAGACAAACTTGCCATTCCGCCAAAACCGCCCGTGAGCGCCACGTTGCTTTCCGCTCTTTGGACTTATCCGTGGTCGATTCCGTTTGCCAAGCCATAAATGACACCCTGACGGCAACGGAACGACCTTGCTAAAGAATCGTTTACGCAATATCATTGGAGAGCCCTAGAGTAATTTTCCGGCCGCAGCCTACACAACCCCTAGCACTTCGTCACTCTCCAATAGCGATAGGGATGCCACGAGGGATATAGCCCTCTTTGAGTGAGAGATAGTATCCCACCCCGACCGATTATATCGAGCGTAGTTGCTTAAGCTACGCAGTTATCGGTCCTTAGCTCAATATGGCAGAGCCCTAGAGCGCGCGGTAGTCTTGCAACTACCTGCCAGCGTGGTTACTGGCGCGCTGTGTGACTATCTACTCGACCGGTCCACCGTCGCTATACGTTACCGTCTTGGTCTCGACAAGACGGTGTACTGCAACCCCAACCCAACGATCCCCATAGTCGTCTCGAATGGTCTGAATCGCCTCGTCTACCTTGTGGTACTTTGCAGCATCCTCAATGCGGTCTGAGTGTCCACTAGCTGAGACACTTCCTTCGCCCCGGTAAAACCCAATCGCTGGGACATAGATAACGAACATCTGCTTGCTCTCCTTGTTAGTGTTCCTGCCCATATCGAATCATAACACGTCAATACGCTAAAAGCAAGTATCACACGTACAATGCGGTCGCTTGCCGGATTGACATAAGCCACTGGCTCTATGACTCGGCGCAAAGACTTCCGATGGCTTCCGACCTGACGCGTAAAACTCCCGTTTACAGAATGGGCAATTCGGATCGAGATTGCCCCTTGCTTCCCAGACCGCTATTTCCTCAGCCCGCGTTGTCGGGTACGCCATACAATGCCTCCAGCGCGTCCGTCAGGATCACATAGACCCCATACCCGACAGCCTGATGCTCCAACCCTTTCGAGACCGCTTCAGCCTCTTACCTCGTCATCGTAAGCATAAAGCGTTGACTCTGCGAAACGCTCAGCCGCACGGGTCCGTTGTCTCCACCGTCGTACTCAAAGCTACTGCCTACTTGTGTGCTCAACATAGCGTTTAAACTCCTTGTCACTGTGAGTTATACCACACCGTCCCACGCTGTACGCGGCATAGCTTCCCCTTCGATCTTGACGCGCTCGCGAATCTTGCGAAAGTCAATCCGCCAACCCGTTCCCTCACACGCTGGGCAATTGTCGCGCTCGACGCCACGCTTGCAGCCGCACGGCTCGCCAGTCTTGGGTTGGTACGTCATTGGAGCACCAAGACTGCTACCGGATTGCTTGCAGCGCTTTCCCCATGCCCAACCACATACACCCGTGCAATGTCCACGCTCCCCGCAATGCTGTCGGGCTCGTGCGTTATCTCAACAATCACATCCTTGCCCCACGTCTGACCCTTGAGCGTCAGTCCGGACCGCTTGGTGCCCAATCTACTAGCGGCTCCCCGGCTCCCATGAATCACTCCGCGAAAGTGTGCCATATGTCCCCTTAGTTCGGGTTAATTATGCACTCCATTACTAAACCTAATGCGCGGCATTGCACCGCGCAAGGGGCGTTTCACCCGTGTAGGTAGCCCACCCAATCTAGTTCTAGCTCTAGTCGAGTCCGCAGGTACGCCAGCGCTGCGACTGCGTCTAGGTTGTGGTCTGCAAGCACTGTTCCCTTGTGTTGCATTGCTTCTACTTCGCGGTACCGTTCAGCATCGGTTAATATCTCGCGTATCCGGTCCCTAAGCATAGTGCGCCGTCCTTGTCACGGTGTCTGGTGCAGTATGCACCGTTACCCACGTTTCCGCTAGGTACGTCTCGTGCGTGTCTTCATATTCCTTACGTTTCAGGAATACCCACCCGACTACCTTTGCGTCAGGATCAATGTAGACGTGTCCCGTGCAACGCCCATACTCGCGCACCATGGCGCGGTAGAGCTTGCCTTTATCTTCGTAGCACGTCTCATAGACGCCACTCTCGCCAATGCGGTAATCCTTGGTGGCGTTGACCCATGCTTCATTGACCCAAAGCATATGGCTACTCTCCAGGCGCAAAGAGCGCCCCGTCAAGGTCCGTACCGTTGTGTATGGCTAGTGCGTCACTCCGAGCTTTGCCTACCGCATGTCCCCGCTTATCGCCCCAATGCTTCACGCGGTCTCTGACATCTTCCACGTATGCCAAGTACCAATCGGCATATCTCCTATCGTCGTCTTGCTTGCGCATAGCTCCTCCAAGGTTCAGGACTCGTCAGTAGCGGTCTTGACCGCTAGACGGGGCAACGTGCCCCGTTTCGTCCTAGTCGCGCGTTACAGTCCACCCTAACCGCGTGTAGGTCTCAACCCATTGCTCGACAGTGACACCGGGCTTTAGCTTGCCCCGAACGTTCCATCCGAACGAGTGATAGCGGCCATTCGAATCGTAGCGGTCGGGTGTAAAACGACAGTCGTGACCCGACAACGTGCGCAACGTACCGCTAGCTTCGCGACGTACCGCGCGCCGTTCCCGTGTCCAGATTGTCAAGTCACTGTCTGGCGTCTCTTGCTCGCGTGTTGCGCGGGCAACGATAACCCCACCGCGCGCGGTTAGTTTGGCCATGGGTTTAAACCTCTCCCGTCATCGGTTCATGATCCGTAGGACAAATTGGCGCGCCAGCATCGTCTAACCACTTCCTTGTGACTCGGCATACATACCCGCAATTGGAACACTCAACCTTGAGCAATCGTGTTGACTGCTTCTTAATCCCATCACGCGGGTCTAGTGCCGCATGTGGATAATCGCCCAACTTGGCCGCAATGTCAAGGATCAATGGCATAAGCAACGGACCAGCGCCAGCGCTCTTAGGCTTACCGTTTAAACCCAGCGCTTTCATGGCAGTAACGAACTTCCCAGCATGCCCCGGATGCGGGTCAATAGCCGCATGCACTAGCTCGTGCGCTAACGTGTCTAGCGCGCTTACTGACGTGTCGAGCACGGGGCTAATGAATACCTGACCAACCCCATCCTTTGCCGCGCTCTTGTGCCAGCATTGCCCGATTGCCTTGCGGCTTGACCGGGGCCAGCCTACGGACACTCTGAGCTTTTCCGGTACTGGGTACCCGTGCGTTTCGAACCATGGCCGCATAAGCTCAACAGCGTCGGATAGCCATTGCTCGCGGTTCATTAGTCAATGTCTCCATAGCCATACTCGCCATAGTATGGAACGTTATTCATGAGCCATAACGTTGAGAGACGACGGTAGCGCTCGGCTAGTGCGTAAGGCTTCTCCCGGTCAATGGCTTTCTTATCGCCATGCGGGTCTGTAAGCCATGCATCGTGTACGCTCATACTTGTTCCCTCACGTTTAAGACCTAACCCAATATTCACCCGTCAGAGCTAAACCACAAGTAACGTTTACGTAACGAATTCAGTTTACAAGAATCATGCCACCGTGCCCAATTGGCATACTTATACATTGCCAATATGGCAGTTATGCCATTGTGACAGTTTTGAGCACGGGCTGGACTGCCAAGCTGGCAGATGGTGAATATTTATGCAATCCGTTGCATAAGTATACATGGCACGCTTCTTGAAAGTGTATATTATGCACTGTTTCCGGATGGAACGCATATTATACAGTCTCGACACTGGCGTTTGTGCTCAATTGGCGTATAAATATGCACGTCAATGCATAAATATGCAGCGGTCAGTGCATAAATAATCAGCCCTGTGCATAAATATTCACGGTGTTAGCCGTCTCAGCTAAATCTATGTGAAATATCGGGTTATGGAGGGTTACAGCGGGTTTGTAACGCGTTATTGACGCGTTTTGACACCTTTAACGACGTATGTATGGGGAGATTGGCTGGAGGGACAATGACAAATGACTTCTACGTCATAGGACTTGGGTTCCCATGGCGCGGTATGCCCAAATGGGCAGATGTCAAGCCATTTGGCATTCTTGAGGGTACTGAGGTCGACTTCGAAGGGTTTAAACTGGGGATCAGGCTCACCGTACGTATATGGCGCATCATTGCCAGCAAGATCAACGGTTCCAGTAGGGTCGGTAACGAGGCGGGTGTGAATGTGGAGCATATGGAAGCTATTGAAGCTATGTACTATATGTCAAATTGGGCCTCTAGGGGTCGAACCTAGATACGATGGTTCAAAGCCATCAGTCCTGCCATTAGACGAAAGCCCAGTATGTCAAACAGTGGACCACGTGGGAGTCGAACCCACCGCGAGGTGATTGCAAGTCACCATCACTCCCCGGAGCTTACCTAGCCCAATCGCCATTCTCCTTCAGCGCTGTCTTGTGTCGGCTTTCACATGGCTGGCCATATCACAGCCCTTTGGCACGCGGGTAGAATGGACGAAGACACCCGGTACACAGTCATCGGGGACTGCTCGCCCCAATGCACACCGTTACCCTGCCGAACGAGCCATCTAGGAATCGAACCCAGCGTTTCCAGTTTTGGAGACTGGCGGTTCACCATTGAACCATATGACTCAAGTGCTTGATCTAGGAGTCGAACCTAGTCTTCGGCAATGTCAATGCCGCGTATTACCGACCTACTCACCAAGCATTATGACCGTCCCATAGCCGCGATTCTGTTTTATCGTGTCATCTGCCTATGCCCCGACCCGGTGTTAGCGTGGGTCACTCAGTCACCTGTTCGGGTTGCTGCGTTGCGGTAGTGCAAGCGCAGATCAGAAGGCCGCCTTACCTTCACCCGAGTCGAACGGGCCACGATCTGCTCCTACCTCCCACTTGCAGTCGCGAACTTCCTCGGTCGTTGGCTCTTGTGCTGCCCAAGACCGCGACACGTCAAACGGTCAAGCTGGAGCAGAGGGCTTCGAACCCCCATTCAATCTCGGGTAACAGCCGAGCGCCTTGCCAGTTAGGCTATACTCCAATGGTACGGAAGCTGGCTTCCATAGCTTCCATATGTACTATACGACAATTGCGCACCATGGATTCGGACCATGACTTCTGGGTTCAGAGCCCAGCGTTCTGCCGGTTAAACTATAGCGCAGTCCGGTCAGCGAGAGTCGAACTCGCACTGAAAGGTTCGTAGCCTTTCCGTCTATCCGTTAGCTTATGACCGAGTCTCGCTGCCGGGAATCGAACCCGGATCGAAGGGTTCGGAACCCTTCAGGCTATCCGTTGCAACACAGCGAAGTGGCTAGGGCTGGATTCGAACCAGCAACGCGCGGTGCTTCAAACCGCCGTTCTACCATTGGAACTACCGAGCCGTATGGGCACATCGGGACTTGAACCCGCATCTGAGAGATATAAGCTCCCTGCTCTAACCAATTGAGCTATGCGCCAGTCCCGATGGAAGGAGTCGAACCCTCTTGACGACGGTAGAAACGTCGCTGCGGTCCAAACGCACATCGAGAAGCGCGACTTGAGGGATTCGAACCCTCGATTTCATCCGTGACAGGGACGCGGGGACGGCCTCTCCCCTAAAATCGCATACCGGGGTTTAGCGTGGTTTATCCGGCACCACGGAGATTGTTGGTAACGCAGTATCTCAGAACTGCCGTAGCGGAAGCAGAGGGACTCGAACCCCCGAGGCGTTTTAGGCCCAACCGTTTTCGGGACGGCGTCTTCGACCGAACCAGACTACTTCCAGCAATGCTAACGGAGCGTGGAGGATTCGAACCTCCGGTGTTGATTAGACACGGCGGTTTAGCAAACCGCTGCGATAAGCCTCTCTGCCAACACTCCAAGTCGTGGACCTTGGATTCGAACCAAGCATCTGAGGGTTTACGGCCCTGTGAGCGCCATTCGCTCCCGACCACGGTACTTGTACGACAAGAGCCGGTATGTGGACTCGAACCACATCTATGCCGCATTACGGGTGCGGTGGTCTGCCAGTTAACCGTTACCGACAAAGTGCTGACCGAAGGATTCGAACCTTCATCCCGTGGCTTCTCAGACCACGTCCGTCTACCAATTGCAGCAGATCAGCAGAAAGCCATTTTGTCTACAGGGCAACACTGCTACGCAGGGTCATGATCCCTACTGGGTGAGGCCCTAGTGTCTAGAACACCTTCTCACCGTCCGACAAAACGACCAGTGGTCAATCTTGGACTTGCACCAAGAACCTTACGCGTATCAGGCGTCTGCGCTGACTATTGCGCCAATCGACCGTATTGGCTGACAGGGTGCTGCCCCCTGCTTTGCGGTTTAAGAGACCGCTACATCGCTGCAATGTTTTCAGCCAGTGCGTATGGTAGGATTCGAACCTACAAAACCTAGTTTCTGAGACTAGTATGTCTACCAATTGCATCACACACGCATACAGAGCTAAGAGCAGGAATCGAACCTGCGCTAGTTGCTTACCAAGCAACTGTTCTACCACTGAACTATCAAAGCAAAGAGCCGTATGCTGGAGTCGAACCAGCGAGGACCGCATTACAGGTGCGGCGTGCGTACCGACACGCTATACGACAAGTGCGTAGGGTGGGATTTGAACCCACAAGACATGGTTTTTGAGACCACGATGTCTGCCAGTTGCATCACCCGCGCAAAGTGCTCATGGCAGGATTCGGACCTGCACAAAGTTGGGTTTAAGCCAACCGCGTTTACCAATTACGCCACACGAGCGTCAGTGCTCTCGTAGGGAATCGAACCCTAGTCTGGTGGTTGAGAACCACCCGTCCGTACCACTAGACGACGTGAGCAATGGCGGGTAAGGGAGTCGAACCCTTGGATTTCAGCTTATGAGACTGACGCAGGAACCGTGCCTGCTCACCCGCTCTGGTAGCCCGAATGAGTTTACCCACTGTGTCGGTGCCGCGTCAGTGCATTGGTCGTGTGGGCAACGATCCCACAACTCGGGTTTAAAAGACCCTTCCTTTGCCAATTAAGATTAACGACCATGGCTCCTCTGGGAATCGAACCCAATCCTCTCGGGTGTGGACCGAACGTCGTATCCAACAGACTCAAGAGCCGTTGTACAAGAGCGCATGGCGGGTGCTGCCCCCGCTACTTCTGCATTGGCAATGCAGCGTTCTGCTGTTGAACTACACACGCATATGGACCTACAAGCACCAACCGGGAGTTGAACCCGGCTCTCCAGCTTGGAAGGCTGGCACACAGCCGCTATGTCATTGATGCATTGGCTACTTTTGTAGTATAACACTTCTGAGTCAAAATGTCAAGTACCACTTGAGGGTACTGACCCCTCGTTTCAAGGTTGAAAGCCTCGCGTCCTACCTTTGGACGAAAGTGGCATGTACGGCTCCCTGTCAAGTCAGCTAGCTGGGATTCGAACCCAGTTCCTCGGCTTCACAGACCGATGCCTCTGCCGGGATTAGGCCACGTAGCTGAGTAAACCATGAACGTTGGACTACGAGTCGGCTCGTTGGCTACGGTACGCACCAACACGACATCGTGCTTGTCCGGTACAATCGCGATCATGTACCAAGTATCCAACGTTCAAAGACTGACGTGTAGGGATCGAACCTACCTGAGTCGCTTTGCAGGCGACCGCCTATGCCACTCGACCAACGTCAGAGAATGATTCCGGCAGGAGCATATTTCCCGCTAGCGGTACTTTATGACTGTTTTTCGCTTTATAGAGCACGGAACCATGTGGTGCAATACAGTCGGGATTGCCGGAATCGAACCTGCCTGATGTCTCGTCTCCGAAACGAGAGGCCCACCTTGAGCCCGAATCCCGAGTAAATGGCGCTGCGACTGAACGTGCATCTAGCAACTAGGCTATTATATGTGTGTCACGCATCCTGACCAACGCCAAATTGGGAATGCCAGAGTCGAACTGGCCATTTCGAGCTTCCAAGGCCCGCTGTTCACCTCGAACGTTATTCCCAGTACGAGAAGCACAGTCTACTAAGCCCGATACTTTACCTCCGCGCGTTCTGCGGTCAGGCATATAGGCTGACTAGGCCCCAAACGCGTCGGGGACCACGCTACTAGCATCCTCGACTGTGCCCCTCTATTCGTAATATATCACTTTGGCTTCGAATTGTCAAGGGGTCTGCGCCAGACCACTCTTGCGCTACACGGATATATGATCCCCCCGACTTCCGGATGCGGAACGTCTAATGGACACCAGCTTATTGAGGCAATAACGCCCTCGCCCGGCTCAAAGTCCTTCAGCGGAAACTGATGCCCATTCTCACACATGACGATGCTGTCGACCATGCCAGATTGCCAACCCCATTCCTGTCATACTGCCTGCTACCGAGACGGGAATCATCAGCCAAACGGCCTTGACAAAGCCGATCATGTTGATTCCCAAGGCTAGGGCAAACGCCCCGTCCCACCACACCGCTGACCAGCTAAGCTCTTGTAACGCGAGCTTTTCCTGAGCCGCTAGCCACGTTATGGCCATATCGCTCAAGAAGACCAATGCCGCTAAGACCATTAGGCACCATTGAAATGCTCGTTTCGATCATGCCGCTTCCCGCACATTGAGCACGGCTCGTACAACTTCTTCGACTCGGGCACTTCCCACTTGCGGAGCATGCCATAGACCGCACGACGAATCCAGACCGTGACTGGTTCTTCGGCAGATTCCGCTGCTTTCTTGACCTGCTGATACTTCTCCTCTCCGAGCCAGAGTTGGATCAGGTGTTTACCGGCATTTCGTTTCTTACTTACTTCCACAGAATTAGCCTCAGTTTTGTAGTATCGGACATAATGCTGTACAGTAGGTTGTACATAGGGTCATACTATAATATATACTATACAGACCATATTGTCAATACCCGAACTGGTCTCTGGCTACCCCTACCTAAACATAGCCTAGTCTAACCCTCCAGTCAAGCTACCCGGCCTAAGTCTGCTATTTACCACTTGACATCAGAAGTAAATAGTGGTATATTTACCCCAGTTCAACAGGCCAGTCCCTCCTTAGAGCACTGTCCCTGTCGAGAACCAACGCGTGCGATCCCGGCTTGACGGCTCGCTCCCACCAAAAACGTATCAAGCAGACAACTCGACATGGAGAATATGTGTATTCTATTCAATCTGTAAAGATTCCACGCAAGTATCCGCAGGCGGAATATTCGCAAAGACATCGGCACATGAAGCGCGTCAGAGCGCTAATGCTGCTTGGCGGAAAGTGCGTAGAGTGTGGCAACAACGACATGCGCGTCCTTCATATTGACCATGTCCATAACGACGGAGCAGCACAGCGCCGTCAACTTGGCCAGTGGCGAATGATCGAAGAAGTCCTTAAGACTCCAGAACGATTTCAAGCGTTATGTGCGAATTGCCACGAGATCAAACACTCTAAGGACTAATTCCTATGGCAGACCCCCAGATTCTTCAAGACTTTACGCCGGTCTTGAAGAACGTGTATTTGCCAATCCGCAAAAAGATTTTCCCGATCAACACAGTCCTACTCGCACAAGCACGCAAGCTCGGTCCTGAGCACGTGACCTATGCGGGTAACGATCTATTCTTCGACGTCAAGGTCGAACGTCGGGGTGGATTTGTCTCGTCGGCAGCAGGCTTCCTGCCAACCTCGCGTATCGCGAGAGAAAAGCAGGGTCGGCTCTCGGTTGCTAGAACGTACGCCAAGGTTCAGGTCGACGGTCTCGCGCTGAAGGCGACGAATAACGAAAAGGGCAGTTATATCAGTGCTGCCAAGAAGATTGTCGAAGACGTCATGGACCAATGGGAAATTGAGCAGGAGAGAATTCTGCACAGTGACTCGCTGGGTATCAGAGCCGTCATCGGCACGGTCACGGATACCACGCACGTTATCGCCAGCGCACCATACGGAATTACCGGAGCAGGAATCGGTAATCTACACTTGGTCGACGGTGATGATATTGCCATCCTGAACGGTACAACGTTTGCCTTGAGAGGCAAGACGCAGATTTTGAGCCACACCGTCAGCGGTGACAACGTGACGTTTACGTACACCGCAGCGGTTGCGGGTCAGCAAGCCAATGACTTGATTGTCACTTGCGTTCCGGCTTCGGTCGACGCCAGCGATACGTCGTTTGGTGCGGAACCGCATGGTCTAAAGTCGATCATGGACGTCGAAGCAGCATTCGCCACATTCGAGGGGCTGAACGATCCCCGGTGGACGGCGAACAAGATCACGTCGACCACGATTGACGAAACGATTGTCATGAAGCTCTTGAACACCATCAGAGCACGGGCTGGTGTTGATTGGAGAAAGAGCCCGAAGAACATGCTCTTGTTGACGTCGACGGGTATTTGGCAGGCCTACGGTGAATCGTTGCTTGGTCTGCGGCGCTTCTCGGCCCCGACGATGGAACTCAAGGGCGGATTCACGGGCGTTCAAGTTGCCAATGCAACACTGATTGACGACCCATGGGCTCCACGTGGTCGGCTCTACGCGGTCTATGGTCCCGACACCGTCTTTATCGACCTGATGGACTTTGGCGAGATTTCGTTCCAAGACGCGCCGAAGTGGCAGCGGGTTAGCAATCGAGACGCTTGGGAAGCCGTGTTCGCAAGCTACTGGAACTATGGCGTGCTGAATCGGTTGAGTCAGGGCGTGATTAGCGGTATCACCGATACCGTGAACTACAGCCCGGTCTTCGCATAACCTTTCGACTCACGCAACACCAAATCTGCATTGGCTGGTAGGCTTCACGGTCTACCAGCCAAGGGCAGGAAAGGTTTGACACTATGGCATTTCCTCGCAGTGGTACTGTTGACACCCAGACATTCAGCGGGACGAAAGATTTCATCTTCGCCCATGTGTCGGCATTAGTCAACTCGAATATCGGCGCTGCCGATCATATCCAATTCAATACCGTCGATTTCAGCCGTCCGGTCGTTGGCGCAAGCGATCCATCCGGTGCGCAGCAAGGCACCGCGATTACGCTGGATACGACAACGAACTATACGAACACGAGCGGAGTCGCGTCCATTGGACGGTTCACTGTCCGGGGCGGCAAGCTCTATAAGCTCGAATGCTCGCCAGGCTACGTGCTATTCTCTGGTGCAACGGGTCTACTCTCGCTGCAATGGTTTGATGTGACCACGGGCTCAGGAGTCGCCCTCGGTCAGCCACAGTCCATTTACGCGATGACCGACGCATCGAATGATGGTGCCTCGGGCGATCTCTGGACGATGTACAACCCTGGCGGTGGACAGAATGATCTGTTCCTGCTTGAAGTCCAGATTACCGTCGCGACAGCGCTCACCAGCATCGGCAATACAGCAAAGGGCCTTCCAACTGTTCTCGTGGAGACATACTAATGGCTATTTACGAATTTCTCAAGAAGAACGCTCAAGCGACCGTCGCTGGCAATGCTGGCGCTGGGCAGTCGAGCGAGTACGTCACCGCTGACGTCTTGGCCCAAATCCTGTACGAAATGTACGGGGCCAGCCAGTCAGGGCTCGTGCTGCCAACCGGCGCATTGGGCTCGTTCTTCCCTGGTGGGGAAACGCTAACGGGCACGAACATGATGGCACGGACGGTGGATGCGGCATCGGTGTCCAGCGCCGCAGCCAGCCCGACGAACCTGAAGTCGTTTACCGTTCCCGCAGCGGTTCCGCAAATTCTCGGTCTTGGCACGACAGCGGTTCCTGGCGTCCGTGGGCTTTGGTTCTACGCCAGCGGCACGACATCGAACGCGGCGAACACGAAGCAGATTACTGTCAGCTTTGGTGGTTCTTCGCAGGTTTCGATTGTCCCAATCGCTACGACGGTCATTTCGCCGTGGGCCTGCTGGGGCACTGTCCTTGTCCGGTCGAACACGTCGGTTGTCTTGAGCGGCCAGGGCGGCACTTGCACATCGGCAGGTGCATCGTTCCAAGGCGGCGGTGCGGACTTGGCGGTCACAGGTCTCACGCTGACCAGCGCATTGACGCTGCAATTCCAGGGCGTCAGCGCCGCAGCCGGTGCAGGCGATACTGTCCAAGACACACTGATTGTTGGCTATATCCCGTAAGCGCGCTAGCGTGTACTAGCAAATTGCGGATAGACGTTTGGATGGGGTCTCCTCCTCGTTCAAAAGTGCGTCCGACAATACAGGAGCCTAGCTATGGCTAAGCTGCATATTCGGACCTTGGAACTCAAGGTCACGACGAATAACGGCGCGCAGACCGTCGCGGTGACAGCGGTGAATTATTACCGCAGTGACGCGGAACTGATCGCGGCAACGCCATTTCCGTTGGCGGCAACCGCCTCGGAAAGCGGAACGGCCCTTGGCACAGCGGTTGCAAGTCCCTATGACGTCTATATGGGCGAGTTGACGCCGCCGCCAAGCCGTATTCGGATCACAGCGACGATCAACGCATAATGATCTATGGACCTGACGGCGCGGAAGTGCGTTCTGGACATTCAGACCGTGCTATCCGCGCCGATCATCAAGAGGGTCAGGAAGCCGCACTTCGCGAAAAGCTCAAGTCCATTGATGAATTGCTCGATATTGTCTATATCGAATGGGCAGGGCGGTATTCGCTAATCTGCAATTGGCCCCAAGGTGACGCGCGGTGGGAAATGTATCAACGCGGAGAAATCGGCGCGCATCACGATGCATTAGGCTGGTTCTGCGTGGATATGCAAGACCCAACGTCGTTGCCCACGAGTCTTGATGACATCGAGAACAAAGTGTTGGAACTCTTGGCGTCGTGTGATAACAACCGCCAAGACTGGAAGTTCAGAATGCAGGATCATATCGAGCATAACAAGAAGGTTCGGAAGGACCGTCATCAGATCGCGTTGGAGCAGGTACAAGACGTCGCGGAGACGTTATGGAACGCGGTTGGCAAGCATGACAATCATCATGTCGAGAAGTTGCTGGAGGAAGTGAGTCGGGGGAGAACATGAGCGCAGAACTGGAACTGGCGAAAGCCAAGATCAAGTCGCTTGAGGAGCGGTTGAAGACGTATCAGAAGATGGAGGAACATTTGGTTCCTCTGCCGAATGGCGACTTGCATCGAGGGTTTAAACATCAACTCGCAGAAGCCAATATCGACGTGGATACCGAAGTCATTCCTGAGACGATGGGCAATCCGTTAGACCGGGCAATGGCTATGGTGCTCAAGGCAGCGAAGGACGGCCATCCGTTGACCTGCATTTGGTGCGGGTTGCAATGGGGCATTCCTGGTCCGCAGAACCTTGGGGCTGAGCAGCAAATTCGCGAGCATCTGAAGAAGGATCATCCGAGTGTGGTCGAAGGGCATGATAAGATTGTGCCTGAACTCTTAATGGCCAACCTTGAAGAAGCAAAAGAACGGCTCAAGGTCGCAACGCAGAAGGAGTAATTGTGCAAAAGCTGTCGGATTTCGTCTCGGCAATTGGCGCAGGCTGGCAAGTCGTCGTGGCGGTCGGGGGAGCGGTTACGCTCCTGACCGCTGCGGTACTTGGAACCCATGCACTGTTTGGCTTGCCAAAGCAAGTCTTTGTGCATGATTCGACAACGCAGTCAAGACTACGAGACCAGACGGATATTTTGCAACACTTGAGCGATGTTCACGACAAAATGCTCTGTATCCAGATTGCCGACCACCGTCGTTCAGATTGGACGGCGTGTATTATTCCGCCAACGGTGAGCAATGCCCCTCACTAAAGCGCAAGTGCGCACGGCAGTTCGGCAGATGATTGATGATCCAAGCGCGAAACGCTGGTCAGATGCGAATTTGGATCAGCAAATAGAATTGGTCCTTGACGATTTGTACGGAGATATTCTTGACGGCGCTCCGTACATCAACTCCATGTACCAACAGATTGGTCTGCCACTGACGCCACCAGGCTATATCGACCTTCGGCTCTCGAACTATGGCGGCGCGCTGACCCAACGATTCTACCGGCTTCAACAGTGTATCGCAGACGGGCGACATTACTTTTGTAAAGACCCGAGAGATTACCTAATGGTCGCCAGCGCTCAGACGGGCGACGTCTCGACCATTCAAGCGTCAACGGGTGTTGAGCAGCGGTTTAGCTTTCAATTTCTTGGCAATCAACTCTGGTTGCATCCATTGGGCAATGTGACGACATTCGTGGAGCTACGGTACAATTACAAGCCGACTGCCTTCACGCAATTGACCAATGGCTATCAGGTCGATATGCCAGAAGGATCGTATAAGGCATTGATTCACCTTGCTGCCGCGACGGCATTGCCCAAGGGCAACGCAGAAGATGCAGCACAACTCAAGTCCATTGGTGATGAAGCGATGCAAAAGTTGCTCAACTCAATTAGACGTCAATATCACGGTATGACTCAGCCGTTTGCACCAAGCAATATGTGGGAATGGGGCGGCATTTGAAGAAGATCATTGGTCGTATCCTTTGCTTCGTTGGTTTGCACGACCGCTTTGGCATCAACGGCCATCGGCGGTGTGTACGTGGCTGTCGGTATCATACGTACACGCCAGGTAGACCTGATATTCTAAGAGCGATTCCGTAATGCCATTTCCTCAGACCCCCAGTCCGCTCCTGACGGTCATTGCGGCGTTGACATATAATGCCGCATGGTTTAGCGGCGCGACCCATGAAGCGCAGATTCAAGCGGCAATCAATGCGGCGGCAACGGACGGCGCGCTGTACGTCTTCATTCCAGCGAACATGGTTCCGTTCAATGGAGCGTTAGTCACGTTCAATACCGCGATCCGAATGCTGGTCGAAGGTGGTAATCCAGCAACGTATGATGTTCGGGCATATGGAAGCACGCTCAGTGGGGCCTTTAGTGGACTCCCAAGCGGCAATGGAACGATATTCGTCCCAGACAATTACGTTGAGACGATCATGTACCCACTGAATATCTCTGGGTCCATCAGCGCTCGGGTTGAAGTCATGGCTGGAGCGCAGATTACGATTGGTCCAGGTGGTCAGATTACCCTGCTCAACAATGGCGTTTGGCAACATGAAGGCGGAGTCATCAATGTCACAAAGACAAGTGGTGACGCCATTTCGCTCGCTGGGAAGACGTCGAGATTTACCTTTGGCCAGTTGAATTATACTGGCGTTGGCGGCACGACGAATGCACTTGTCTTCGTCGGGGCGCAATTCTGTCGAGTTGACGGCGGTGCAATTCAAAACTTCCCCGGTACGGGCATACTCTTTGGTCGCACTGGACAAGCCGCAGGAACTATTAACAACCGTGCGACGGTTGAGTTTATTAATAACTGTGGCAGCTTGGTAACATATGCATCAGGTGTCTCCGGAACAGATGCAACACCGTTCTGTGAAGGGAATCGTGCGTACGTTAACTTGGCATCGGTGTTCACCACTGCGGGCGTTACGTTTGGCGATAATGGAACACTGCATGATTCTGAATTTAACGAGTTTCACGGCGACGTACACGATACGTCTGTTGGTGGACTCGTTCCCGTCATCTTTAACGATGGACAATATTGCTTCTACGACGGTAGCGTATTTACGAACAATGGTGCGGTGCGGTGTACGTTTAATGCGGCAGCAAAATTTAACATTGTCCGCTGTGCGAACATTGGCACGGCGACGAATATTAACGGCGCAGGATTGTTCCAGAACACGTTGCTATCTGAGAACATCATACAGGCAGTCGGGATCAACTCGTCCACATGGTCTCCAATACGTATTGGGAACTCTGCGGCATTCCAAGCATATGCTGGAGATAATGCGACAGCCGTGAGCATGTTGTCGTGTCATATCGACAACTTCATTCACATTGGCGATAACTCTCGACAAATCTTCCTTGATTCAGGAACAAGTTTTGCAACGCAATTGAACGGATTGCAAGAAACGTCCGTCGCCCTCGTGTCAGGAGCGACCCCAGCGATCAATGCGTTGGCTGGAACATACTTCACGCTGGCGATTTTGTCCAACATCGCCGTGACGATTGCCGTCCCGTCGAATCCTCCAGGCGCAAACTTGAGCCAGGAAATCACTATCGCAATTCGCAATAGCTCGGGTGGAGCGCTGACGACGCCGCCGACATTTAATACCGGAGCCAATGGCTTCAAGTTCGCGGGTGGGTCGATTGTCAATCCAACGAATGGTACACAAGTCGTGTACAAGTGGCGGTGGGATAATGTACAGAGCTTGTGGTATCTCTTGGCGGTATCTACAGACCTGTAATGCCAAAGCAAGTCCTGACGGATCATAGATATGATTTCCGTGGTGGTCGTAATACTGCGATCAGCCCAGACTTGCTCACGCCAAATGAATTGGTCGATTGCACTAACGCGAGACTCAGTCAGCAATACGGCGGATTCACCAAGCGGTCAGGGACGCAACGAATTCACCAGACACCGTTTGCTGGAGGCGTCAGTTGCGTGACGCAATGGGACGGGCCGAGTGGGAAGCAAGTCGTCGTCATTGCGGGTGGTAGCCTCTATTGGCGCGATGGCTTTAGTTATACCGCTGCGTTTCAGAAAGCGGTCTCGAATTCGACAGTCAGAACGACGGCGAATCAAGGGACCAGCGCAGGTTGGACGGACCCGGTCGACAATGGCGATAGTTCGATCTTGGGTACTAGTAGCGATGGGATCACGAGTGTTGCCGCAGGGAATTGCTTAGTCAACAAGCTCGGTGATCCCGCGATCAATGGGAATCTGCCAGCGGCAGATCAGTTGTACACGTTGACATTCCGAGTCAATGCGAATACCGCGGGAAACTTGAGTCACAACGTTACATGCGAGACTGACGTCACGTTAGAATACTCGGTGAACAGTGGTGGATCGTATACCGCATTGCCAGGGACGTATTCCGCTGTTGCGGGGTACAGGCAGTCCACGACAATCGTATATAATCCGACAGTAAGCATTCCTGCTGCGGGGTCGCCAATTTGGATTCGCGTGCGGGTCACACAGAATGCGGTGAATACGGGTACCGATGGGATTTGTAATTCGAATGTCTATGTCTACGCAACGGCATGGTTGACAGATAATTACCCGGTAACATGGCACACTGGCTCTGCCGCGTTCTCGTCCACGCAGCCAACGCTCTTTGCACCGTTCAGAGCGGCAACGGCAGGAGCGCCGTTAGTGCTCTATATGGCCAGCGGTGGACATTACTTCTCCTGGGACGGCGTCGGTACGTTGACGCAATTGGACGCGCCACCCAATTCGAACAATGTCCCTGCGGCCACGTCGATTATTTCGTATCACACAAGAATGTTCGCAATGACCGCTGCGCCAGGATTTCCAGGGTCATTCCCCAAGACGATCTTCTGGTCGAAGATTGGGGATGCGACGAACTATGCCACGGGCGATAAGACCTTTGGCGGGTCCGCTGTGACAGACTTCTTGACTGGGCAGCAATTGACGGCGTTAGAAGTCATCGGCTCGTCGTTGCTCATGTCCACTGCCGACTCGATCATGCGGTTTACTGGTCATGCTTCAGATGACATTGTCATCAGCCAGGATACTGAGGGAGTCAGTGCGGAAATTGGAGCCATTGGCCCGACAGCACTAAAGCGGTTCGAGAATGTTGCATGTGCGATGACGGATCGAGGACCGTATGCCGTGACGGAAGTCTATGCGCAGCCCATGGGAGAGCAGTTAAACCCAGACTGGATCGCGTTGGATACGGCACACTTGACGACCTCGATTGTCGAGTATAACCGGAATCGTAAAGAAGTCTGGATCGCGGCGCCAGGAATCAATGACGGTGGCATTCCCAAGACGATCTTTAGTCAATCGGTCAGATTACAAGCCTGGCAAGGTCCATGGACGTATCCGTTTCAAATGAATTGCTTGGCAAAGTATTATGATGTCAACAACGTCCCGAATGTCATTAGTGGCGGTCAAGATGGCTATGTGCGGCTGATGGACGTTGGAACGTTGGACGATGTGAACTTTGACGGCTCTGGCGGGTCAGCGATTACGATGCAGGTCGAGTTGCCGGTCATGCACTTTGGTATGCCAGGGATCAAGAAGGCATTGAAGTGGATGATTCTACAAGGGCAATTGCCGATTGGCTCGAATCTGACGGTCAATGTTGCATTCGACGGGGGATTGTTCGCAGCGTTCCCTGTCATACCGAACGACAACGGAGAAGAAGACTATCGAGTCGATTTGGCTGGCGACGGCAGTCAGGGCTTTCGGCCACGGATTCAATTTGTGGATGCCTCGGTCCAGCCAGTGACGATTGAAGGCTGTACACTGGTTGCATGGGATATGCAACGGACGACATGACGAATCCCCTTCGCGGCCCAGATAAGCCCGCTGATCCCTATGTCCAAGCGCTCAAAGACTCGCCCTTGCTTGAGGAGCATCATGGCACACGACACCCAAGCCGCTTTGAGCCGAAGCCAACGATTCGTCCGACCCAAACAGATGCAGTCGACGGAACGCATGTATATCGAAACGGAGCATTGAACGTCAGTAACGGAGATATTCTCCATTGGGACACAAGTCTTTTTGACACGCAAGGCATGTGGAATGGATCGACAACATTCACGATTCCGTCAACGGGCAAGAACTCTGGGCCGTGGAATTTCTCTGTCGCAATCTCGTGGTCTGGTGCCGGTGGCGGCTCATTGCGCGCCATTGACCTACTGCGCAATGGCGTGTCGATAGCAACGAACACAGGACCGGCGACGACGATTAGCCAGTCGATTCATACGACAGTATATAGCCCGAGTAATGGCGATACGTTCACGGTCAAAGCGTCACAGGATTCTGGTGGGGCCTTGGCCGTCACTGTCGGATCGACAAATATGTACTTTGAGGTTGTTCACCCATGGTAGGCTTGCGGGTTGAATTCGAGTATCATAACGGCTGGCGGTACGCGCATATCTGGTCGCGTGATGGCGTCTTTGGCCATGCTAGCGAATTGCGTCATCTGATTCCCAGCGGCACCTTGGTCACGATCCCTGAGCATTTACAGCCAGCGTTGACTTACTGGCTAACACGCAAATGTGGCTTTACCTACATGGCGGCAATTGTACAAGACGGTAAAAAGCTAGATATTCTCAAGAAGGACATTGAACCATGGGAGACGTAGTCAAGGGTCTTGGTAGTGTCGCTAGCGCTGCGGCTCCGTTCGTTGGCATGATCCCCGGCGTGGGCACACTGGCTAGTGGCGCACTGGGCGGCGTTGGTGGCCTAATGGAAGGGAAGAATATTGGTCAGAGCCTTCTGCAAGGTGGCGAAGACGCGATTCCTGGCGCATTGGGTGGAATGCTTGGTCGTGGTGCGAATGCATTTACAAACGCGGGTGAGGGGGTTATTGGTGGAGGCTCGGGCCTTAGCGGATTGCTTGGGTCAGGTCTTGGAGGTATCGCGAGTAAGATTGGTGGTGCATTGGGCAACACCTTTGCTCCAGGCGGTACGCCAGACATCGGGAAGATTATGGGTGCCGTTGGTGGTATCTCGAATATGATTGGTGGTCAGCAACAGCGGAATTCGGCGCAGGACTACGCGAATAGCCAGATTGACATGCGGAATAAGCTCATGCAGCAATTAGGCCAGAGTCCAAACTTTGCCCTGCCGAAGATCACTCCGTATAACGGTGGTCCAGGCACCGCTGGCAATATGCAACGGACAGGTCCAGTTGCACCGAATCTGAATCAGCAATCTAGCTCGACGTCAGGGGGGTACTAATGACCGGACCAGCATTGAATCTCGGTCAAGCAGGCGGTCCGAATATCACTCCACGGACCATGGGCGCAGCGGGCATGGGCGGTCAGGCACAGCCACCGTATTTGCAGATGCGGCGTCCAGTACAAGCGGGTATGACTCCTGCGTATCCTGGCCAGCAGACGCAGCCTGTCATTACGCCAAAGCCATCGGCTATGGGTGATCCTAGTCCAGCGGGTGCCGCAGCGTCTCAAGCGCAAATGAAAGCGCAACAGGCTCCAGCGGCGGGTAGTCAACCAGGGTATCCAGCAGCCGCGACAACGGCGACAGGGCAGCCAACGCCAGGTCCAAGTGTGACCGCAATGAACAATAGCACTGGTCAACCCGTGCAAGCAGGCGGCTCCTCGCTTGGGGATGTCTATAACTATTTCGCAAGCGATTTGGCGAATCAGACCAAGCAAGCGTTGGCGAATACGACGGCGGATGCGTCGGCGCGTGGAGTGTATTATGGCACGCCATTGACCGGCAGTGAAGCAGACATCAACACGCAATATCTGCGTGGCCTTGGTCAATTAGGCGCAGGCATGTACGGCAATGCAATGCAGCAACAATTGGCTCAGCAGGGCATGCAGAGTGGTCTACTCTGGCAAGGCGGTATGCAGCAGCCACCAACGCCACCGCCGACAGACTGGAGCGCGTTGGGTCAGCTATTCGGCACACAACCAGCAACGGGCGGCCCGAGACCAGGTCCAGCGATCACGCCGAGAACAGGACCAACAGGCGGTCAAGCACAACCCATGAATCCAGTTAGCGGATCGAGTCCATACTAATGACTGCTCCTCATGTCCAATTTGGCAATATCGGCACTGACATCGGCAGTGGCGCGGATACGTTTATCCAAGGACTGATTGGTCAACGTCAGCGTCAAGCACAGATTGCCATGCAACAAGCGCTCGCGAGCGCACGGACGGGTCTCGAAACCGAACAGGGCAATGTCGCTGGGCAGACTGCGGCCACGGCGGCGCATGCCAATGAACCCGCTGGAGCAGATCAGGAAGCCCAGTTGCAACAGATTCTCGGACCAAATTACCGACCAGGAATGCTTGGCGCTGCTAACCGCGCCGAAGCGGATGAATATATCCACTGGGCACAAATGGCGCATATGATGGGTATGCGACTTGGGATGACGGGTTCAAGTCAGATTATCAATCGGTTCAACGCCCAAGTCAGACCGCACTTGCAAGCCATGGACGCGTATACGCGGGTCAATGACATGCTTAGCTCAGGTTCAGCATTGACGCCAACGATGGCGGTTGGCGCGCTGACGCAGCTTGCTGTGCCGAACAACGCTCGTGAAGCCTCGACCATGTTGACGCAGATGCGGTCGGGCCAATTGCTTGGTGGACCGTTTACCGCGACGGAGAATATCTGGAATCGCCTGGGCAAAGTGTTTAACACGCAAGGCAATACGCTTGATGCCAATGCTATGCAAGAAGTCCGTGCAGCTGCCCAGTCTCTTATCAGAGGACATATGATGCTGCATGACAACTTCAAGCAGACGGCATTGAATCAAGCTCAAGCGCTTGGGATTCCGATGGACCCAAATGAGCTAGAGGCCGATGACCCATTTGCCGCTGTCCGTGGTGGTCCAGCCGTAGCAACGCCAGCGCCAGGACAAACACCACCAGCCGCCCAAGGTGGCACTGGTGGATGGAATCCACGATTCGCTCCAGGTCAAGCTCCACAGCAACCACAACAAGGTGCTCCACAAATGGGAGTGGTTCCGTAAATGCCAAATTCCGGCTGGCAGGCTCACTCGCCACAAGAATGGCAAGCATACTTGAACAATGCACTTGCGGCACATCGTGCGAATCCAAATGATACCGAAGCGATGAGCGCAGTTAGTGAAGCAAACAGTGCGTTGAACGAACACGACGCGCGCATTCCGCAGCCGACGAGCATTGGGCAAGATTTGTCAAGTGTCGGCAGTGGAGCAGTCAATGCGGCTAAGGCGCTTCCTGGCGCTATGGGCCAACTGCTCCATCAAGTCGGCCAAGGAGACTTAATGGGTGCGGCTCGGGCTGTTGGCCACGGGCTCAAGACAACCGCACAAGCAGCGTTGTCGCCATTGGAATTGGCGATGCGCGAATTGGGTGGTGAAAGCGTCCCGAACGATCAGCGGCAACAAATGCTTCGACAGGGCGGTTCAGCATTGACTGGCTTGGAAGCCATGGCACTGCCTGGCCAAATTAGCCGTGGCGTCGGTGCATTACGTGGTGGCGGCACTGAAGGTCCAACACCGCCAGGGCCAAGTGGTCCAGGTGGTCCAATTGAGCCGAATCCTGTCACCCTTGGTAGCTCGCCCAGTCCCGTCGCTGGTGCGCCTGAGAGCGCGTTTGGCACGCCATCGAATCTACCCGTCCAACCATCCGCCCCAACTGGCTTTGAGCGCTTTGGGACGCCGCCAGCCCCCGCAGCGGGTGGTATGGAAGCAGCATTGAGCCAACTGGCCCAAGGACTCAAGCAGCCAACGCGGCCAACGGGGTTTACGGGTAATGACATCGGACCATCGGAGCCAGAGACCAGCGGCGCGCCGAGTCCAACGGGCAGTCAGCCCAATGGAACATTGACGCCACGACCCGATGCTCCACAGGGCCTTGATTTCAATGGTCCCCCGTCGCCTGCTCCCGCCGCGCCAACACAGCCGACACTGGCTGATTTGAGCGGTGCGAATCAATGGGCGAAACTCGCGGGGAAAGGAACGAAGGGCGTGACATTTGGCCCAGAGAGCCCACTAAGCAGCGCGGCTAAGGGCTCAGTGAAGGACTTGCTTGGTGAAATTGCTAGATCACGTCCAACAGAGACAGGATTCAGTACGCCGGAAATGATGTATCTACTCAGCGGTCTCGGCCTCGGAAAGCTCGCGGGTAAAGGACTTACCGCATTACCCGACATGACGGCAATGCGCAACGCGGCCTTGACCAAAGCCTTGCAAGGTGGTATATTAGGTGCAACTGGTCAACAAGGCACACCGGGCATTGGTAACGGGAATCAATAATGTTCAGCAGCGGACCGCCGTTTCCGACACTCACGTCGACTGAAGACGCCAAGCGGCCTGCCATTGCCCACGACCCGCGTAGTATTGTCGCGTCAAGAATGCTTGCACTCGCCAAGCGTCGAAATGGCGATCAGACGCCAACGCACGACGTCGCAGCGGTGTTCAAAGAAGGCGAACGCGCTCCGGTCGCTGGAGCCGACGCGGCATGAATGGCAAAGGGGACGCACGCCGTCCGAAAGCAATTAGCGATACGCAGTTTGCAACGAACTGGAACCGAACGTTCATGAATACTGAGTGTCCTCGATGCGGCGTTGAGCAAGAAATGACGTGTGGAGTCCCATGCGTGTACTGTCACTACCGTCCATCCTGCGAGGAAGGCTAACGCATGAAAGGTCAAACCGACGCGGATCAGATCAAAGAGGCCGAATTGCGGGGCGGCAAGCGGGAGCCCAGTGATCCAAGTGTCATGTATATGCCTCCGTCCAAAGGACCATTCATGTGTGGGCGGTGTGAGTATTTCCGCAAGCCCCATACGTGTATAAAGGTCGAAGGGCATATTGAAGAAGCTGGATGCTGCAACTTGTTCGACCCAATCGAGTCACACTAATGAGCTTCGCGCCAGTGCAAGATATGACCGATGGTTCCGTGAGCCCGCATGAGCAGCTATACGCCAAGCTCCTCAAGCTCATGCTGCTTCGAGCCAAAGCGCAACACCCGAACAAAGCCGATGGATTCTTGACAACCGGCACGCACGCGGATTCCGATGCTGAAGGTGGAGCGGAAACAGCCGCACAGACAGCGCAAAGCGGTACGCAGAACTAACGAGGGTATTATGAACGATTTCTTCATCACTCCGAAAAGCGCTGGATCGACGGCGAACGAAGCGGGTAGCGGTGTTAGCGAGCGGATGTCGAAAAACGCGGGATCAGACAGCGCGACTCAGACGGGTAAGGGTAATTTTGGCGCAGCGCTCATGGCATTGGCCAAGGCGAAGACACCCAGTCGAGGCAACAAGCCCCCATTGCAGCATGGCAATACGCTGACCAAGAAGGCTCCAATGGGCGGTGTGGCTCAGTTCGCCAGCGCGCTGACAGGTGGCCCTGGCCTTGGCGCGCAGTCGACAGAGGGTCAAACAGCCTTGAATCCTAAGCAACGTGGACCGTCAAACAAGCATGCCCAAAGCGGCGGTGGCCATGGAGCCGCTGAAGACACAAGCGGACGGCATTAATGAGCCAGCCAGATATTCTTCCAGATTGCCGAACCAATTGGTCCAAGGCCGAAGTCCGCATTAACCGGCTGGATCAAGTGGACTATCTAGAACGCGTGTTTTGTGCCAATTGCGGCAAGCCCGCTGGGTATGTCTATAAGAGCAATACCAACTTTGCCTTCGCGCTCTGTGATCCCTGTGGCGACACATGGGGCGCAATTGCGTACCATATGCAAGAGCCACATTTGCGGTTTGAACACATCGAGGATCAACCGAATGGCTAAGTATACCTGCCGCCACTGCACCTTTGAATCCGAAGCGCGTGGTGACGCGATGAAGCATGTGACCGAGACCCATGACACGCATCAGGTCTGGTTCCACCCGTCGACTGGTGGCTATCAAGTCGTCAATGAATGGATGGGGCCGCCAAGTCAGGCCAACGCTGCCAGTGCCGCCCGTGAGCATCCAGAGAGCAGTTTGGCTAACTAACCCAAGGATACTTCAACATGGCATGGCTCGTATATTCTGACGTCCCTGGCGCGTTGCAGACGACCAACGGCACGCCGAACACGGCGAATGACTGTTTCTTTGTCAGCCCAGGCACGCGGACATTGAATCTTCAAGCAGTCTATGTTCAAGGTCGCGGTTCGGCGTTGACATCCATCAGCGGGATTAGCTTCCGGATCAAGCGGTGGACCACGACGGCATCGTCGGGCGGTAGCGCGATTACGCCAAGCAAGTCGGACATTGGCGCACAGAACGCGAAGCATAGCTCGGGATATTCGGCATCAGCGGTCACTCCAGGCACCGGCGGTCCAACGCTGCTCAAGTCGTTTGGGTGCGGTGCTGCTGGTCCTGGTGGCTGGGTCGCCCCAAATCCGGACACCTGGCAGAACGTCGAAGCGTCGGCAAACATGAGTCTCGACGTGGACAACATTTCGGGTACCGCTTCACTCAACTTCGAAATGTCGGCGGAAGTTGTTGAATAACCGGTGACGATCAGACTGATTCAATCCTTTGCAGGGCAAGCCGCCGTCGCCGCAAGTGGCGGCGGCTTTGCCACGCCGGATATTCTGCCAAACGAAGGGTTTGAAAGCGGCTTCGGTCAAGGTGGCGGCGTTGGATCGTGGCAGGACTTTAGTGGGAACACAACACCAACGCCTACTTCTGGTCCCTATTCAGTCGTGATCTCCACGACGCAGGCGTATCAGGGCACGCATTCGATGGGGACGACCTTTGGCTCGGGCGGTGGGGCTCTCGCGTGCTGTTACCGATTTGACGGTAACGGCGTGGGCGGGAATAACGTCGATCACTCAAACCTGCACTTCTGGTTCCGCATCTATTTCTATGCGACTGCCCTTCCTAACAACCCGCATAAGTGGATTCGGCCATGGAGCGCGGGGTTTGGCGCTGTACGCAATTTTCTTGAACTCTCTAACGACAATTATAACGGCGCGATTGTTTGGTGCAACGTTGAGAACTCAGATGTGGGGAACGACATCGGGACCGGAGCGCCAACCCTCAACACGTGGCACTCTATCGAGGTAGAAGACGACCGCACAAATTGGGCAACGACTGGCGCGCGGGCTCGGTTTTGGTATGATGGAAACCCAGTCGTCGGTGCGAACACGGGAGCGCCAAATTACTACGCGATTGGGAATGCAAACCCTGGCGCGGCGGGATTCGGTCAATGGCAAGACGTGAATGGGAACCCGGCAAATGGCCCGTATTACTGTACTGCTGTGGCCGACAGCGCTGCCTGGACGCCCGGGATCATCACGTTCACCGACACGATCAATAGCGGTAACACGAACAGCGGCTCGATCTACTACGACCGCTTTGCGATCAGTTCCCTTGGACGGATCGGACCCTAATGCCTTGGACAAAGATTCAAAGTTTCAGTGACTCGTCTCATTATTCATCAAGCACGAACCCGTCGACGTCGATCACGCTGGGCAGTGCTGTCGCGGTGGGCGATACCGTATGCGCGACAACTGGAGCCGGGGGCAACTCGTCTTCTTGGGCCTCAACGCTTGCCGACCAACTTGGGAATAGTTGGACACGGATTACGTCGGGTCAAGGGGGCGTCTTATACGACTCCACGAACAATGAATCAGAGGATTACTGGCTGTGTATTATTACCCATGCCGGAACGCCGACGATCACGTATACACCGGACCCAGGAAACTCACATAATTTCCTCTTGATCCAAGGCGATCATTTCACCGGCAGCGATTCAAGCAGCACCCGACGGGCATCCAATGGAGCATTTCAATCGAATCCAGGCACCGGCACGGGAGTCATTAGCTCTGGGTCTGTCGCCGCAAACAATGGCGATTTGCTCTGGGGCTCCAGTGGCGATCCCGCATCGGGACCGACGACAACGGAAGTCATTGGCACCGGCTTCTCAGCGGGGCATACGCTAGATACGGCCATTGGCTGCTTGACCGAATGGAAAACGGCGACGGGTAGCGAAGCGTGTACGTTCACCGATGCAACCAATGGCGGCTCGCAGAACTTCTTTACGGCGGGTATCGCCGTCACGCCCGCTGGGGGCGGCGTAACGTTCCAGCCAGATGAAGACTATTGGACGGGACCGTTACCAATGCCACTAGAGCCTGTTGTCTCGATCTGGGGCGGCTAATGCCAGTCATTCGTTTCGTTGATACGGACTATGCCCAGCCACCAGTAGCTCCAACAATCGTTGATGAAGACTATCAATGGAGCCTACCAGTCCAGAACACTGTCCAACTGACCAGTTGGCTCCCGTCCGACGACGCGGCGTTCTTCAATGCGTTTGACGAAGACTTCTGGAACGCGATGACCCCGCCAGCGATTGACACGATTGTCTCGCTCTGGCTGGTTGATGACTATGCTCCACCAGGAACGTTTGACGAGGATTACTGGCAGAATGTGATTCAGACGCTCTGGTCAGTGCCCGTGTTAACGATCCCGATTACCGAAGACGTCGCGTTGGCAGGGACAGTGGACGAAGACTTCTGGGTCAGCGGCGTCAGCTTCGCATCAGTCTATAAGGCATATCCACAGATTGACCTAACGGACTTTAAGCTGACGATTCCAGTCGTCACGAAAGCGTTACAAGCAATGTACTGGCCATAAGGACTTGACACATGGCATCCATGGAAGTATTATTAGCATCGGCTATTGAATGGTCGGTACGCGTGACGGGGCAGAATACGACGGTCACTGCGAGTAAAGCATCACCAGGACAGCCAGGATTTCGGCACTATGTCTTCGGTACGACGGTCAGCGCAGACGGCGCGCCGTCGACATCGGGTATCGAAGTCCAGTTGCAAAAGGATTCTGGCTCTGTTGTGTTGGATGGCTACCTGTTACCACAGTCCCAATTCATTCCAATCGTCTTGAATTACCTGAATCATCCATTCGAAGGAAGTGACAATGGGGATGTTTCGCTGGTTATCCCGGCTCTCGGCAACGGCGTCAACGCCGTCGCTGTCCTCAAAGGAACAACACGTAGTAAGGGTTGAGGTTGAGCCGGTTGCGCCAAAAGTAGCGCCAAAGACCGAGCCGATTGTCGATAGTCATGCAGACGGGCCAGCAGCGTATGTCTATACCAATCTGACCAAGAGCATTCAAGAATCCCGGTCAGGAGATATGTATGAGGTATTGACCATGGACGTCTTGCGACAAGGTCAGAAGATTGGCACGATGGCCGTCTGGCACAACCGCTTTGGCGCGTTTGCCCATTACACCGATACACGCGTAACAGTCAAGGTAGGTTAACTATGGCATTCAGTCCAGTGGGTCAACAGTACAAGCCAGATAATCTGGCGTCCGGTGGCGCAAGTGAAAAGCCCTTTGCCGAAGCCGGTGCGCCCAAAGCTGGAGGACCAGGGAGCAGTCTGGTCAGTTCCATGCTTCGGCTTGCAATGCGTCGGTTGCCTGGCAGTGGCTTTGGCGCAATGACATCCCCAGCTAAGACCATGGGCGTCAAGCCGCCATCGAACGCTATGACGATGGGCTCGCACGGTAAGATTACCTAATGGGTGCGATGATGCCCAGTGTCTTTGACGACGAAGACTTGCCTGATGATTACGATACCCCATGGACAGCACCGGGGAAGAAATCTCTCCCGGCACCGTCGCCATTGTCGAAGTGTTTGTTGTGCGGAGCAAGGCAGATTTTGCAATTGCCGCTAGACGAGGAAAAGCCACCGTTCATGCAGTGTTTAAACTCGAAGTGCTTGTATAGGGAGCCGTTCTGATGCCAGCAGTTAGTACGAGCGTGGTCAAAATCCGCAAGCCGTCTCGCCAAGCGGCGTCAGGATAAAAAGTAGGTCCGGTATACTTTCCCTTCTCGATCTCTAGGCACCAGCGCCGCAGGTCCGCACGACTGACAGCACCAGTGTCCCAAGCGTCTAATGCCGCACGAAACGCTGCGCCATTGATATAGCAGAGCCTACTGACTTCGGCTCCAAAGAGGACAGTGGTAGGACACTGCGGCGGCTCAGGGCCAAAGAGTGGGTCAATAGGACTTGGGCTGGCCAAGCCATCAACTCGTGCTCTTAGCTTTCGAGCACGTTCCGGCGTTCCGATCAAATACAACCACGTAGCTACGACGTTCATGTACAGTCTCTCCTACCTCCAAGAAGTATTACTCCCCATACTACAAAGCAAAGTGGCCCACCGCGCGAGGAAGGAACTGAGACGTCGGGGAGGAGGGACCGACGTGGGGAGTTGCGCGTGAGCCACTGAGAGCAGGTCGATGGCCTGCTATACGTAATATACTACTTAATATAGCCCATGTCAATAGGCTCCTAAGTTAATGGTGCAATACGACATACGTCAAGATTCCCGCCGTTGCCCCCTCGACAACCAGTTTAAACTTACAACCTAGCGTACAATCCGGCGCTGGCGCTGGCCAAAACGCGGCACCGATACGATCATTGGCTTCGTCAATCTGCACGACGGCCAAGGGGCCGGTTGTATAGAACTTCCAGAGCTTTGGGTAATAGAGGTAGCCTGTCACCGTATCCGGCTCAATCGTGAATCCCACAATCGTTGTCGTATCCCCCACATGCTTCGGGACAATGATTGTCCGAATGCCGGTCGTTGGGGGTATGACCGCATAGGCCTTGGGCGCGCCAACGGTCTCATGCGTCAACCAGACAGTATCCGGCTTCATTGGGACTTTGATCTTTAGCGTGTCATGCGCAAAGATGGTATCCGAGACGGTGTCGTGAATGGTCCGAATGGCTACAGGCGTCTGAATGACCTGCACACGCGGGAACAGTCCTCTGACGATGGCGCTCCAGAGGACAATGGCCCCAACGATCATCAGCCACTTGGTTGTCGTGTTCGTCATTGATTTGGATTCCACCGGGCATTGGCGACTCCACCACCAATAAACACGCTAATGAACCCGACAAGCCCAAGTCCGATTGCGTGGCTGGCGATATAGACGCCGATACCCGCGAGGCCTGCCAAGACCGCAATCGAATGATAGACCAAATCTGTATGATTCTCCATCAAATCTCTAATCGTCATAGTAACTTTGCCTCCGCTCGACATTGCAACAGTCTGGGTATCCACAACCGCGCAAGGAAGTGCTCCTGCGGCTGGCCCTTGAGGGCAATTTGGTCGTAATTCGTCACTCGGCTCCATAAGACATCCTCTCGGAATGCGGGGATATTACGCAGCGCGAGCTTGACGGCGCTGAGCGTCATTGGTCCCCATTGTCCGTCGTCATTCACACCGACTGCCCGCTGAATGATCGCAATGGCATTGCCTTCGTTGACTTGACAGTCGAATGCGATCAACGCGACACTAGGCGGTAGCGTATCAAAGACATCTAGATAATACGTAGTCTTATAGATAGCCATTGCATGGGCTTGGTCAAGGTCTGTTACCGCTTCTGGGTAATTGGCATAGACTGGCTGGACCCGTAGTAATGACCATTCCCGTTGGCTCAATCCCCACTTGGTCACGCCACCGGGGTCGCCTGGGATGTCAACAAAACCGCTTGGATTTGTTGCACTGCACCCTTCGTGTTTTAGGATATAGGGAATAAGTACATCAAATTGAGACATACGCAATTGCTCGTTTGAGGAGTGCGACGTCGTCCTTGAACTTACCCAATCCTGTGTTACAGTTCGTACACAGCAATCACGATTGCGCGTGCTCCTTATACTCTGCTTCCTCACCTGGAGGACTAAAGGCCACATGGACCCCTTTGCGCCCGAGAACGACAACGCTCCCAGGGATACTATCGTCTGTCACTTTCGGCGCTTGACCAAAGAACAAATGCGGCAATGCCAGTAAGTTCCGATGATGCGTCACGACCGCAATATTCTGCTTCTGTCCCGCTGCCAGTAGCTCGGGCAGGATACCTTTATACCGATTCAAGAAGTCACCATACGACTCGCCGCCTGGTAATTGTTGCGCTGGATTCTCATGGGCCTGTTCGACAATCCGCTTATTCTCAGGCGTTATCAGCTTGCCGGTCAACGCACCAATATTCATCGACCGCAGTCTTGGGTCCAATTCCACTTGCTTGCCAACTGCCTGACCAATCATCTGCGCAGACTGACTCGCTCTTGGCAGATCGCTAGAAATCACCCGAGCAATGGGAAATTGACTCAACCATTGCGCAGTCTTTTGCATGGTCTTGACGCCATAATCGCTTAACGGCGTGTCGATCCAACCGCGAAAGTAATCTTTCGGGTCAGCGGGATCACCGGCATTCAGCGCCGTTGACCCATGTCTCACAAGCAATAAGGCCATTATGACGTCTGCTGACGTTCAATCCAAATCAGACTAACGACCGACCGGGCAGAACCCGTGACCGTCACAAGGACGCCCGTGCCTGGGGAAATGTCCTCATTGAACGGTTGCTTATACGGAATCAATTGTGTCGACGCCAAGACTCCACGGAAAATCTCCGTCGAGTTCGACGGGGTCAATGGTGTCAGGTTGCCTTGGGTAAAAACGCCCAATGGCGCGTCAGCCGCAACCGTCGTGGACAACGACCGCCGATGGTCCATCCAGTTCGGTCCAAGCGTTGCGGCTCCAGCCACGACCGCGCTGTTGGTCGTATTCCAGATGGACACATTGACCGCTGCGGCCTGGGCTCCCCAGACGACAATGCCGACCAGCGTCAAGAGCTTGGCATTCAGCAATTGCGCAGTACCCGTCAGTGCTGGATTGAATAGCTCCGCAACGGAGTTATTCGCTGGCGTCTGATCCGCCGTGGCGCAGGCGTATTGCAGCGCAGTAATACCGACATCACCCCCGTAGATTTCTGGAAACAGGTCCATTATGCCTTACTCCAATCTGGATCATTGCGTAACCATGCTTGCATCTGACTACGGGACTTGAACGATGGCATTGAGTCACCTGCGCCAGGAGTCGATCCACCCCCGACCGGAGGAGCCTTCTTGCCCTTGTCACGAACTTGCTGCGTTGACTGATTCGCGCCGTCAGCAATCCGCTTTTGCAACGCAGCAACGGTTTGCTCTAATGTGGTAATCTTGTCCGGAGCCGCCGGGCTCGCGGTGGCACGCTCTGCGCCATTGGCAGTATACCCATTGGCTTCAAATGCCATTGGCACTTCATAATTCAAAATGCTCTCAATCTTCTCTTTGGTCAAGAACTGCGGCGGCTCGCGTTCAATGAAATAGCGAATCGCTCCAACGACTTCCTTTGGGTCCGCGTCGTACCGCTTCGCAATATCCATCGCCGCTGGATTGATCGTATCGTTGATGAATTGCCAACCGGCCTCAACCTTCCGTTGCTCTGCTTGGACGTCGGTAATCGAGACCATGCCAGGAGTCGCAGTGGGCATTTGGGTCAACGCAGTCTGATACGCCTGAGCCAATTTCTTCATCGGCTCCGCATTGCCCATCGCCAGCGCGGTCAATGCACTGTCCCAGACCTTGCGCTGATCCCCGAAGCCACTGACTTGCTTCTGCAATTCCGCAACCTGCTGCGCCATCGTATTCCGCTCTTGCAGCGTGGTCGTGTACTTCTGCTCGTTCCAATGCCCCTGGCTCGCATTGCGCAGGGCTTCCGTCAATGTCTTCCGTTGCTCTTTGCCCAATGCCTGATAGCCAACTTGCAACTTACCCTCGAATAAGTCCCGAAGGCTGATCTTGTCCAGCGCGTCGATCTTATTGCCCTGGGCGTCATAGACCGGGAACGGGAGTTTAAACTCGTCGGTTCCAGCTTCGCCTGGCTTTCCCCCCGCTGCCAATCTCGCCGCTTCCGCTTGCGCCTTGTCCCATCCGGCTTTGATTTTCTCGTCGGACATTCCCTCAGCACCAGGAATTCTCCGCAAGTCCTCAATCGTCAGATCAGGCTTGGCTTCTAGTTCGGCAATTATACCTTCTTCAACACCCTCAGTCTCTGCCTGGGCGTACAAGTCATCCCGAGTCTCTTGCTTTGTCCCACCTGCATGCTCGGGTAGACTCGTAACTGGTTCGTCTTGTGTCTCTAGTTCCGCTAACGCGACATCACGATCTGCCATTTGATCCCCCTTTAAGTCTGCTGATTCCCCAACGTCCGTTCAACTTGACCAAACGACCCGAGTGGCTTTGCGCCTTGTTGGACCGCTGCGGGTAATCCCGCGCCTGACGCTTCCGGTGTCGGGCTTGTCGCGGTCATGGGACTATTCCCCGCTGGCCCACCACCGGGCGGCGGCGCTTGCCCCGGCTGCCCTGGCATTGCCGCAGGCGGCTGCATGGCCATCATCATCATTTGTAGCTTGTCGGGCGGTATACCAAGGACAAACGGTGGCACCATCGTTTGACCTGTCGGGTCGTTCATGCCCCGCTCCAACTGGTCATAGACACCCCAGCGGTCAATACAGACTTGCCGCATGCCCCACGGCTTCCGGTCGTCAAGGATAATATCCATAAGCGCTGGCTTATGGACTGTACGATAGACTGACGGAAGCTGGCTTGCCTGACCCATCGCTCCCTGCTGCGGCTGCGGGGTCTGTAAGTCACAGTCTTGCCACAAGACCGCAAAGCCAGGGCTCGCATAGCGCATCTGCGGAGGCATCTGGCTCAATTCTTCCCAGGTCTCCTCGATCAGCGTATTGATGAACATAGCCCGCTGCCACTGGTCCGTATCGCCCATTTGAATGTCACGGACGTCGGCATATGCCGACCGCTTCTGATACGTCTGAAGACTGATTCGACCCTTGTCTAGCTGATCCTCTAGCAATTGCTGACGCAATGCTCTCGGCATTGGCATGAGCGTTTCTGGGTCGACGTAAACCATTGGTCGATCACCCAGTTTCTCGCCACTGATGCGCTTTGCTAAGTCCCCACGTCCACCAACCGCAGGAATGAGTCTGGGTTCATCGAATAGCCACTGAGCGTAGCGGACAATAAGATGTGCCCATTCGGTAGCACCTTCTGACGCAGCGCGTACGGCGGGTCCGAAGGTACGCTCGAATAATTGCTGACTAGCCAACACTGCCCGACCAGACACGTCTTGCGCACTACCACTTTCAGACATCTGTCCACGCGCAATATCACTCCATCCTGTCTTATCTTCCAGCTTCTTAATCATCCAGTCCAACAACTTCCATGCATCCGGATTCGCCTGCGTCGCCGGGAATACATCCGGCTTCATCCCCTGATACTCAACTACGCTACCCACAACATTTGAATAGGTTTCTTCGAGGACGGTATTCTTCGTGGCCAGGATTCGTCCCCCCGCGAAGTATCTCGCGTGCTTAAGCAATGCACCCAGTAAAGCGTTGATGGCTGTTTGGTCCCCGATCCAGTCCGACATAACCGGGCGCGGGAATACATCGGTATCAGGGCTACCATCGGTGAAGCGGGCAAGAGGTATAATTCCACCGGGCAACTCCTCTCCTTGCTCAACAATCACATTGCCGACTAACCGCATCCACTTGCCTAACTCCAGACCCGGTTCAAATTGATCTGGGGCTATCCAGAGCAAGTATTCCGGAACGCCGTCGATAATGCGTTGTCTGCGAGTCGGGAAAGGCGGTAAGCCGCGCTGCCAGCCCATTGAGCGGTCAATAGGCATATCCAACACGTCACTCTGCGACGTAATGACCATTTCGGATTCAATGGTCGGATCACCTGTCTCAAGACGGGCTTCGCTAACGTCACGCATGCGCCGTACCAGAGCCCATCGGGCTCTCGGTTCTGTCGGACCATTGATCGACCGGGCCTCGGGACTGAACAGCACTTCATGGGCGAGCAAGACGCGATGGCCAATTTCGCCCTTGTACATCGTTCTAGCGGCGGCACCCGGCGGCGCTTCAACGCCTTCGTCTTGATATGGAAGAATCAACAGTCCATCTGGACCGATCTCGTAGCCTTGCGCTTTGAGTCCAGGGAATCTAGGATCATCGGGAGGAATCAGATCAAGGTCTTCTTGGGTTGGACCCTTGGTCTGGTCGATATAGACATGAATGAATGCGACACCGTCCGTCTGCGCATGGAACCAGGCGTCTAAGAAAGACTCCCACGCGCGGAGGACATAGAAGTAATACTCACTTACCGCCTGTTGCGCTTCAGCAGCTTCCCGACCAGCCACACCACCACCGATAGGCTCGTGACGAAAGCCGGGACGCTGTTCCGAGAGTATACCAAGCCGAAAGTCCAGAGCAGGTCCAACAACATTAAGCACTGGACGTAAATCATTGACATCCGACTGTGGTTCCCGCCATAGACGACCATCGCGGGTACTGATCCATTGTTGACCGGCTCGGAAATGACGGTGACGTGCCCAATGCAAGCGCTTGTCCCGCATGATAGGCTCTTGCTTCCGTCGTTGACCTTCGATCCACCGACGCCAGTCGGGGCCATTGGTCGAGTCTAAGTCCGGAAAGTCAACGCCGAATTTGCGCTGTAAGCGTTCTTTTTGATTCTTGACAATGGCTGGCGATTGTGTAATGTCGGGTTGGTTATTGACTTTGTTGAAGTCACCCGGCATGTCTCCACCAAAACCCGCGCTGACGCTAGGAGCAGTCATTATTCAGGATTGTCTTCTCGCTGTAGGAGTCTAAACGCCGCGTCCCACGAGCCCGTTTCCGCCTTCAACATCCGTGCCCGTTTCCGTCTGGCGTCTTGTGCCCATGTATCCGATTCTTCGCCAATGTACTCAAGTATATCTACCGGAATCGGCTCCTCGTCGGGCTTTCGGGTCTCGTAATCTGATGGGATATGCTGGTATTGAACGCTCACATGGTCTGGGACCGTTACTGTCAAGGGTGGAACGTTCAATGGGGCATTGACATAAATGGTCATAATAGGCGGATTGCGCCAGAGCCTAATGAATGCTGCAAGGAATATACAACACATTGCGGCGATTGTCAATAGCACACCGATCAGAAGTCCCACGTGCCAAGCTCCGGTATGTATAACTTCTTGCTACTCTTACGTATATCCGTCATCATCTTGTCAAACACATTATCCCGATTCGGGTCATCCGGCACCGGATCAGGCTTGGACAAGACTTCCGGACGCTCGTAGATGACCATTTCCCCATAGCGCAAGGCATCTGCCGCATGGTCTTCCTGACGTGGTCTGAGTCGGTTCGGGTCTTTATTGACCCCAGTGTCGCGTTGGAGGTTCGGCAACGTTCTGCACAAATTTGGTGCGCCCCACTTCTCGTCATCACCGCCCGGCCAGACTCGAATTGCGTTTCGCTGTTGTAACGTCCGCAGTCGTGCCCATCCTGCCGTCAAGTCCGTATTACCCTTTTCGAGGTATACCCCCAATGCCCCAAGCATGGTCGCAATGGACTGATTCGACGTGGCTTGCTTGTTGAACATTTCCGGCGAGCCCACGCTATAGACTGGCGGTCTTAACCCCATCGCCACTTCCCGCGCTTTGATCGCCTTGGCCACTTCGTCAAGGCTGGCTTCTTTCATGTACAGTTCGCTGACGACATCAGTCAGACCAGACTTTGGATAATGCACGAGCCACAACACGCACGTCGGGTCATAGATACCAAAGTCAATGGACCGGACGACAAAGTAATCCTTGTCTGCCAGATCGTTCATCTGCGCAATCATGAGCGGCTGGAACATCGCCCCCGCGAGCTTGTCCCATTCGCCATAGAGGTACGCGGCAACGTCCTCGGGACTCAACTGCATGATACCCGCTATGTATTCATCACGATTTGGTAGCGACGGATTGTCCCAGACACGACTCGGGATATACTGACGCGGGATGACATGGTCCTTACCGTCGATCTTGACGGACTCGTTGTATACCTTATAGGGAGTGCGCTTGTCCAAGAACCGCCGCTTGACCCACTCATGTCCGACATCGCCAGGGTTCGTCGCTGACCGGATCAACGGAGGCAATTCAATCGACTTCGTCCGATTCCGCAAGAACATGAACAAGTATTGTTTCTCAGTGAATGACGTTAACTCGTCAAAGCAAATGAGATTGTATTCGAAGGACTTGTACCGATAGATGTCATTCTCATGCTCCGCATGGCCCATCTGAATCATCGCGCCTGACGGAAACTTCCAGCGGTGTTCGGCTTCCCGCCATTCGGCCCCAGGCACGACTTCGGGGTATAACTGAAGCGTCCGGTCGATGACTTCCTGCAAGTCCGGACTGGTCCGTCGAAGCATTAAGCATCTATGCTTTGGATGATCCACCCAACGCAACGCGAGAGCGATCAGCGCGTCGGTTTTGCCACCGCCCGCTGCTCCTCCATATAACACTTCTCTCGCTGTTGACGCTAAGAATGCCGTCTGCGGTCCCTCATGAGACCGCCACAAAAGGACTTGTTGGCTCACGGACGTCCATGGTTTTTGTTGCGTCGTATCCACATTTCGGACAGACCGTCGTTGCCGCGCCAGTGTCCAAGGCTGGCAGTACGATCACTCCAGCGGCGACTCGTTTCTCATGCTGCGTAGCGACAGGCTTACCATACGCTCGATTCAGAATGTCTTTGAGCAACGAGACTTGTGCAGCACTAGCCTTGGTCTGACCGTCCAGAATCCCTTGCATGACCGGAGCCACTGCCGCTGCAATCTTCTGCCAGTCCTCCGTCGTCTTCGCCTGGCTGACCCGAGCCCCCAGGTCCGCTGGCATTTCTGGGGGCTTTAACCGCTCTCGACGTTGAGCCTGATAATGCGTCATGCATAACATCAGCTTCTTGCTATGCACGACTTTGTCACAGCCGTCGATACTACACGTCAGAACGCTTGGCGACTCCGGCGATTCGTTGGTCTCGCTCACGCTTCTCTCTCAATACTTCGAACAAATACCCCATCGCATTGAACATGATTGCACATAAGACTTCTTCGTCAGGCCACGCCACATTGGGCGTTCGCTCAATAGCTCGATGCTCTCTCCAGACTTCGATGACATGACGGACCAAAGACTTCATGTATGCTTTGCGCGGTATCCCTTTTTGCCAATTGTCACTCGCCCGGATCGTCTGGCCAGCGGGGATGTTCTTCAAGCGACATTTGTGCATATACTCTGCGTATCGCTGAAGGACTTCCGGAGCAATGAAGCCTTCGAAATCCAGTTTCCCGTCATCGGCGTCTCGGGTGGCTCCCGTCTCAAACTGCCGTGTCCCTTGTGGCACGAACAATTTATCCCCTCGGTCAGACATTCCAATGGACTTCAACGGGGTATGCACGATGCACGGCTCGCCATTGCCACACGTACACTTGGTACGATCACGAATATCTTCAAGGGCAACAGGTGGATGCCACAAACGAGGCTGACCGGGCTCGTTTGTTCCGATTGCGCCACACTCACACACGCACGACCCGCGATGTGGAGTATCCTTCATACACCCATGCTTATGATCCACTATCCCCATCCCCCTGTGGAATTGCCCGACTCAGTTCCATCGGTGGGGCCATTGGGTCTGTCCAATGGCCGCCGATTTTCTTGACCAAATCACGGACCGGCGGTAGATCGTCAGTCCACGGATTGACCGCTCTGTCGTCAATCAAAAGGACCATGCCCATGTCTTTGCGGTCGGTGACTTGTAGCCGCTTGCCTAGATGGCGTTCGGTCCATTCTTCGATAACGTAAATGGCCTCTTGGCCTTCTTGGCATCGTGCGGTGACGATCCGAACATCAACGCCACAGCCAATCAACGCTTTGACATAATGCTTAATGACCGTGATTGGCTCACCGATATGATGAATACCTCGCCAGCCGTCATAGACGGCCAGTGTGCCGTCCAGGTCAACGCCGATCCAGCTATTCACTTGTTTATCTCCTCAGACTCCACTAGGATTTCTCCTACGGCATGTTCGGGAATATATGCCGTTGACCCGTCTTGGTATTCCACGACCATCCACGCGCCACTTGGGTAAATATCAACGACGTCTTCCAATAGACCTGCCGCCGTCGTCTTCAGCAAGACAACCTTCATCGCGTGATCTCCTCACCAATCGCCTGCGGCTTCGCCAAGTCTCGAAACAGTGCCCAACGTTGATACTGGAACTCCTCACTTACGCGTCCAAGTTCCTGGTCGATCTTTGCATATTCGTGCATCCGACGCTGCCACTCCCAAAGGATAGCAACCTTCTCCTCAAGTGTCAGTTCCTTCTTCTCAGTCATTAGCGTGTGATCTCCCGAATCAAATGCTTCGTCTTCTCATACATCGCTTCAAGTCCAATGACATCAGACTCACACCGTTCGACCAGCTTTGGCAACGCGTCTTTGCGTACTGGCAACTCTGCCCATACGTTCGGACTGACCGACATTTTCTTCGACGGCGCTTCCAGCCATTCGAGCAAATGTGCCTGATTCCGTCTGCTCAATGCCGTCTGGAGCTTGATGACCCAGTACAAGTCAATATGATGATACTTGGGTAATGGCGGTAAGCCATTGACCAACGCTCTACTGTTCAAGAATGGAATGTCGAACATTTTGCCATAGAACGTGACCCAGACAGGATACTTGCTCATTTCCTTCTGGACATCTTGCAGCAACCCTTTATCCCGTCCTGGTCCCGTCGAGAACGTTACTGGCTCTTTGCCATAGGGCTTAATCGACACGACGACTACGGTGCCAAAGTCCGCTTTCAGATTCGACGCTTCGATGTCGACAAACGCAAGCGCATTGGCCCGTTCGGCAATTGGTAGAAATGTCTGTGCGTCAATTTGCATGCAGCGCGAATCCTTTGTCATCGTTCAGCTTGGTACCACCTAAGTCAGTAATCTTCAACGGGTCCAATGGGGGGAATCTTCCTTGCCGTCGAACTTGAATCAATGACTTGCTTAAGCGATCAACGTATTGACCTGTGTCCAAAATGGCCGCTAGGTCCGTGGACCCTCTGAACCACGAAGCCATCCGGCTCATGTCGGTATCCTCGCTAATCTTCGGCGTGTGATGGACAATGACAATGGTCATATTGTACTTATTCGACCACCGTCTCAAGTCATTATACATCGGTGACATGACCTTGGAATCATTCTCGTCAGCCCCATGGACCCGACGCCACGGGTCAATGACTAGCATTTCTCTGTCGTCATCAAGCAGACGGTCATGTAGTGCTTTCCGCACTGGCTTCAAATCCAACCGCATTGCTGCGGCTTCGATGAAGTCAATGTCAAACTGGGTCTCGAGGATACCTTGCAACTCCGCATATCGTTTCACCCGTGCATTGACATGACTGATCGTTTCCTCACCACAGAGGTACAGTACACGCTGTGGCATGGCAGGCAGGTCTAACACGTCTCCCCGTGACATGCCGACCAAGAGCCACGCGAGCAGTCGGCTCTTACCCGACTTCTCGAATCCTGCCATGCCGTTGATCTTGCCCAATTGCCAAAAGCCGTCAACGAGCCAACGGACTGGGTCTAGTGCCATTGCGGGATCATACCTGACACTGGGGTATAGCGAGCCAAAGTCATGCACACGTTATTGCCCACTAGGACACAGCATACCAGTTCACTCCGTCTTTCTTACTTACTTCTGCCGGAAAGTCCATATTCCAAATATACCGTGTCAGCGTCTTAACCGCAAGGGCCTTGGCCTCTTGCACTCGGTCAATTGGGGCTTCAATGAGCAATGCATCATGGACATGGATTAGAGGCGTGACTAGCTTTCCCCACTCGTTTGAGGTATAGTACAACTCTATCAGCCCCAAGCCCAGTACGTATGCCGCCATATCCTGCACCTTGCGGCTGTATATCTGCTTTTTGACTTCGTAGTCCACTTCACCCTTATGCTTCTTATCCGCAATCCAACCATTGAACGCGAATTCTCGTCCAGTATACTCGTTCTTCAACCGCTTCGTCCGTAACACTTCATCGCACATCGCTTGCTGGACCCGACGAATGTCTGGACAAATCCGGTATAGCGTCTCTAGAATCGTAACCGCCATCTTCGCATCAACGCTGATACCTTCCTTCTTACGAAATGCCTCTGCCGTCAATTCTTTCGCAAGCTGTTCAGGTCGTACTCCGAAGAAACCGGCATATGATGTCCGCTTGGATTGATCGCGTGATAGACGTATTCGACCGTCGTAATCACTAAGAGCGTTGAGCAGCCAAGTATGATAATCAGGCTTACCCAGCGCAGGTATTGTCTCATAGAGTGCTTTCCGTAGGTTCTTATCCCCGCTGATTACTGCATAGGCTCTTGCTTCGATCTGGGCCATATCCGGGTAAAGTAACGTATAACCATCGCGCGGAACAACAAATCGCCGCGCGATCTTTGGCAAATTCTGAGCGTTCGTCCCAGCTTCCAAGAGGCCTTCTTTTGAAGCCACACGTCCTGCGCCAGTACCCCAAGGATCGAACTCACAATGCAACAGGCCATCAGGACCAGCACGGAGCCGAGAAACAGTATCGTATTCACTTCGAGCTTCACTGACGTCCACAATGCTTGCAATGACTGGATGCTTGTCCCGTAGCGGGTCAAGCTGAGCGGCTTTGACAGTTTCGTTGCCTTTGTACTTTCGTGGTCGAATGTGCAACCCGCGATAGACGACATCAGCAAGTTGATCTGGGCTGTCGCTGTTGAATTCTAGTTTCTTCGTGATCTTGCCGGTGCCTTGGCACACATGACAAGGCAGTGTCCACGATTCCTTGAACGCCTTGAGGGTCTTGAATCCATTCGTCTTCGCAACGGCAACAGTGATCTTGTCGGCACCTTGTACGAACGCACCATTGCACGTTGGACAATGCGCTCGCTGCGTCGTGCCTCCTCCACAACACTCACACTTGCGCAGGACTCTGAACAGATGTGGCTTCTGAAACCGCTTGATCTCCTTCTCAATAATCGGCTCCGTCAAGGCATTCAGCTTGACAATCTTCGAGTCAAGACTTTGCTTTAACTCTGCCTCAACGTCCCGTCGTGCCGCTTCGTCAATCTTGAAGCCCTTGGCCTGCATCTTGAGCAATGGCATCAGGAGCTTATGGTCATGCTCGACAATCCCCGCTTGGGTATCTTTGCCAATCCAGGCCAGCTTCATCATGCCTCGTGCTGTCAGGTCATGGACCATGGGCCAGTAGGAGTCATAGCACACGATCCCGTCCATGCCGCAATAGAGAAGCTGGTCAACATTCGCAAGCCACTTATGATACGGCCAATTCGTCCACCGCGTCGATATATGCGGGGACAGTTCTTTCTGCAACGCCGTGTTTAAACAATGCGCCCCACCGACACTATCAAACAGCGGTCCCTCGACGTCAATCTCCAAACACTTGCGAAAGAACGCATAGTCATGGAGCCAGCGGTGGGCGACCTTCAGCACCTTTGGACTCGTCAAGAGCTTGGCCAGTGGCCGTCTAAACGCTTCGGTCCACTCGAATACATGGACTTCGTCCTCAGTCACAATGCTGACGATCCATGGGTCTAGCTCACTATCGACGGCAATCAGGTCAACGTCGCTATCCGTCAGTCTGACCAATGCATGCGGATCATCGCGATACCACGTCCGATACTTCGTCGGGGGCACCCCATTGCGCAACACTGACGCTGCCCGCTGGATGTCCATGAGGAACCACGGATGCCAGGCGAACTGGCGCAGGATATACGCTGGGGGGAACGTCGGGATAATGACTCCCTGCTTCGTCAAGGGACTCACGCCCATGGTGCTCAAGTAGTCTTCCGGTGCAGCGCTCGCGACATCCGGCAATGGAGCCGGGATTACTGACCCGCGCCAAGCTCCAATGAATCCCTCTCGCTTGCCCTCTCCCCGCTGCGCAACTGGTGGCTTCCCTCTTAGAAGCCACTCAGTAGGATTTGCCCCAAGCGCAACAACCACATGACAGTCATGAAGCTGAGCAAGTTCAGTACCAAAACGATCATAAGCCCAAGTAACATCTTCAAGACTATGCTGAGCAAATTTGTCTCCTGGCGCTCGGACTGGTACGCAATTCATGATATAGCACTGGCTACGGTCGATACCCGCATGGCTCAATGCTTTATTAAGCATCTGCCCCGCCTTGCCAACAAACGGAGTCAATGCCTTCATTTCGTCGCTAGCGGGCGATTCGCCCACTAACACAAAACGAGCGGTAAGCGGGCCTGCACTTGGACAGACCAACTTACCGCTCGGGGAATACTCAGTCATGCAGGGCACTCGCCTCCTGTAGGTTAGATTGCAATGTACCGGGTGAGATTCGAACTCACAAGGTTCCAACTTCCGTCCGGTACGCCATCAGCGAAGACTACTCAGCCTTCTTGAACTTGCTCAGTGCCGCAAAGCCATCCCCACCATCCCGCGTGGTGGCCTTGACATGCTTCCCAACCGGGTAATACTCACTATCCGGGTCAGGACTGAACTTTGGCTCGCCCGTCGCGGCCTTCATGACATTCTTCAACTGCCCGCGCTGGCGCTTCACCCAGTCCGTGGACTTCGACTCGTCCGTTGGCGTATACTCGGTGAAGAATCTCATGGTAATCGGATACGGCCAGTCCTCTGACTCAAACGTCAGGACGACCCGCTTCCCCTCACCATTATCCGAACTCGTTTCCTCAACTTCGACTTCGGTAATCTGCCACGTTGCTTCCTTCGATTCGACTGCACTATCCCCACTCAGGTCCAATTCGTCCTGAGCACTCAGCGTCTCGGTCATCACTCGCTACCTCCTCGTGTACACGGTGTTGGTGGTTAATCTGCCCATATGCCGCCAACCCGACATATGGTCCATATTGTAGTATAGTACATTATGTACTATATGTCAAGCACCACTGACTAACTTGGCCATGGCTTTCTCAATCGCCGTACCGACCACTTCCCATGCTGCTTTCGCACCAATGGGCAATTCAATCTTCCCCGTAGCACTTAACGGACCTAGCCGACTTTTCGTCACGCGCTTCGGATCACCTTCCCAACGGACATAATGCTTCTTGTCCGTTCCGATATTGACATCCAGTACTGTCGTAAAAAATGACGGTAACTGGTTCTTGAAGCCACCAGGAATATCTGGCATGATCTTTGACGACGACGGTGCGCCTGCCGTCTGCTGCATTGGTGTCGCTTCTGCTTCTGTCGGGTGCGCGGCTACGAGCCAATGGAGCCCGAGACCACGTAATGCTCTCATGCCACGAGCGCTCTGCTCTAGCGTGATTCGCAAATGCCCGTAAAACGCTGCTCCGTCTGGACTCTGGGCCGGTGGTGGCGTATCCCGCTTGAAATGCGCTAGCGTGGCGTTATACGCCAACCTCGCCAATGCGCTAATCGTATCAACGCCCAAGACACGATACCGAAGTTCACGACCAGCCGCCAGGTCACTCTCTAGTTCCTTTCGACGTTGCTGGAGCCACTTGACTGCGTCCAAGTGTCCATTGGCCGTCCATTCCTTTGCTTGCGGATTGAAGTCTAGATCGTCAAATGCACCAAAGCAATACTTCGGTTCCTCCAACCCAACATAGCTATCAATCTCGTCTTTGCCTGGGGCCAAGAGCACGAGCCCAGAGCCGTAGTGTTCTAACGCTCCACGGATCAGTGTGGACTTGCCGGTGCCAGAGGCTCCCGTCAGCAAGATGGACTGTACAAGATTTGGCACTACATGCCTCCCCATTCGTGATTCTTTGCTGTCCACTTGTCAAGGACTTCTGGTTGCACATGATGATCTTCAGGATACACATATACCAAATCACCATTCAACAAGCGCTTGGTCGGAATGCCCGTACCAACTTTGGCTTTCATTTCCGCCGATATGGGCACTGTCGCAATCGTGCGCACAAACTCCTTTGGTGCTACTGTCCGACCACTCGTCAACCACTCTCGTCCATGCGTCAACGTGGTCTCTAACCGCTCATGTAGCCACTTCGCATGCGGTCGCTTCTCAAACGGGTCTGGTGGCATGACGACCTTAAAGTTTCCATAGTCTTCGATAAGTGGCTTCCCAAAGACCGCTTCTCGCGTCGTTAACCACGCTTTCTTCATCGCCTCAGTCTGCGCTTGCCAAAGGTCTGATTGCTGCATTTGTATTCCTTGCTGCATGAGCGCGTCAGCCGACAAGGGTATTCCTTGAAGCATGCTCCCAAAGCCTAGCAAGCCGCCCAAGCTACCTGGCCACGGTTGCGTCATATGGAGGCTTCACTCCTCCCACCGCAATAATCGACGCATCCGGCAACCGTGCGCTCATGGCTTCCAGCAATTCCTTCAGATAGCCCACTTCCCCTTCAAACCGCTTGGTCATGAAGTCCATACGTTCCGTGAACGCTTGTTGACGCTGCTGCAAGCCTTCCTCGCGTGCTTCGAGCTTGGCTTCCTTGACGCGCAAGGCAAAGTCCTTCTCACTCTGCGCCTTCTCGGCTTCGATCTCTTGTCTCAGCAGACCGATCTTATGCTCCCCCTCACGTTCCCGACGAGCAAACCCTTCCTCAATTGACGCCTTCTGCTCCTTCAACTGCGCAATCTCGCCCGTCAGCTTCACCACTTTCTCTGTCGCCTGCTCGACTTCCGCAAGCGCCACAAACTCGTCGGTCAGCTTGGTCTCGACGCGGTGTGCGACTTCGTCACTTAGTTGATCCACAATCGACTTCAACCGATCATGGTCATTGCTGAACAAGCGTTCGAAGATTCCCATTAGTAACTCTCCTCTGTGATGTCAAAGTATTCGCCAGCCAAGATCGCCATTCGATCCTCAACCGGACTGGTACACAAGCGTCTAAACGGACACTCGATGCCATAGCTGTAACAGTCCATATAATTCACTGGCGTCATTCTCAACGCAAACTCCGTCGCCTTCTGGACATTCGGCACAGGCGTATACTGTCCCGGTTGCATGATATTGCTTACCCGGTCAGACGTGACGGTAATCAAATCCCGGTCAACGCCAGCGATTGTATACGCGTTGAACATGGCTTCCGCCACCAGCGAATCAGACCAATCTGGACATTCATAATACCGAATAGACGACGGGACTTTCTTCAGCAAGCCCTCCACGACCACGCTGACTCGGCCACCAGTGTCAAAGACTGCCTTGGCTCCTGCCTTATACAGCTTCATTTGCAACGACGTTTCCCACGTCCGGTCCCATTTGATGTCTAAACGCCCAGCGGTCTTGGTATCGACAATGACGAGCCAATTCTCCGCTGCGTTATACACCATCCGGTCACATTGAAACGAGAGCTTGACATCCTTGAGCGGTAGTTCAAACCGCTGTTCTACATCGACCCGCTTCCATTCGCCTTGATCCTGAAATGGCCCAGCGAGCTTCGCGTTCTCAACATAATGCTCCATCATCGCCATGGCCATTGGCAGACTGACGTTATCCTGACTCGGACGCTGATCGCCCATGTCGAAGCGTTTGGTCCATTCGTCCTGAACTACTGACCGCCAGTCTCGACCCAGCCAATGCTGTGCGGCTCCAGCGTGAATCACAGAGCCGAACTCTAGGCTTGGACTGCGGTAGAGTGCTTTCCCCAATACGTCACTGAGGAAATGTCTTCGATGACACCGCGCGCCTAGTTCTGCACGCGTTGGTGTGATGACGACGGGTAGCTGAAGATGGCTCATGATTTCCAGTAGTAGAATAGCATGTACGCTAGGGCGATTGGCCAGAGCGCCAAATCCGCAATGACTTCCAACCAATTCGCCCGTTGGCCAAATGTGTTCAATGCCCAGAAGCTGAACATTGACCCAATAGCCAAATAGACCAAAAGGACTATACTACATATAGTCATTATGTACAGTACCTCCCCATTCGTAATCTACTTCCTCATACTCCACTTGTCAATAGCGTCTCTCAGCGCCATGAAGAATCCGACCAAGCCAATAGATAGCCCAAACAGCCCAGTAAGAATCAACCATGCTTGTATCTCTGGGCTCATTTACTACGTCCCCTCCGCTCGCCCCGCCAGCGCGGCCAAACGCCTCTGCATCTCGCCCACGTAGCCGCGAACCACGTCTCGGTCGAGCCGCGTCTGGCGGTTCGCCCAGGCCACGAACAACTCGACCGTGAATTGCAACTCTCTCAGCGTCTCGCGCTGCCGCTCGGCGGCCGCTAATTTCGTCGCAAGGATTTCCCGATGGCAGCGACAGTCGCAGTCAAGGCCGAGTTGCTGGCATTGGCGATGATAGCCGTGGTCAGGATGACAATGCGCGCTAATCTTCAGGCCATTCTCCCGCTCTAGCTCGGCCACCCGGCGCTCGGCCGCGTCCCGCCGTGCCTTGGTATGAATGTGCGTCCTCGCCTCAGCGTCGAGTTCTTCTTGTAGAATATTCCGCTTCGCGTTGAGTGGAGAAATGGTGTCGTTGAGGCGCTCATTTTCGGCAGCCAATAAATCTCCGGTTTCGTCGCACTCCTCGATGAATCGCAGGCGTTGGGAGGCCAGAACTAACGCCTCGCTCTTTTCCTGTTCCAAGCACTCGACGCGTTCCCGCAGGGCGGCGAACCCTTCGTCGGCGGCGTAGGCGGCTCTCAGGAGCACTTCAGCACGCGGTCGAAACTCAGCAATCCGTTGAGGCTCGGCGGCACAGAACCACCACGCAAGTTCGTCAATCGCGGCGGCGCTCGGCTCGGGGCGGAGATCACGCGGCTCAGGCATCGAACACCTCTATCGGCTTAGTCGGATACCGAGATTCTAGCGCCCAGATGAAAGCGATCTCGGTGAAGAACTGGCACAACTGCGGCTGCTTCCAAGCGTGCCACTCACCGCGTACGGGACTGCGTGAGTACGGTGGATGTCTCGCATCGCGCTCGGGGCGGAGATCACTCATCTGAGTAACCATCGGGATAGGGCACCGCAAGGACGGCCTCGATAATAGAGCGCAATTCATCATCGCTAGGTGGCGACAACTCGACGGGCCACGCCAATCGAGCCGCCGCAATTTGGTTGTCGCTGGCAGTCCTTTGGGGGCGGAGATCACTCATGGGCGGCCTCAGTGATCGCGGGAGATCACTCATGGGTGGACGGCCCAGGGAACCCGATGAGTTTGGCCAGTCCCGCTGCAATACAGAGGCGGCACCAATCGCCGCTATTCCACGTGCCGTCTTTGCCGGTGATGACCTCAAGCATTAAGCCGCTTGCTTTAACGGTCGGGTCTGTGGCGAACCGGTTGTTGATGTTTCGTGGGCCGAGAAACGCTGGCGTCAGTTCTTCGCCACAGCCATCACAGTATCGCTTTATCACTTGTCCCCCATTTCCAGCGCGGCGAGCGCCGCTCGGGCCCGACGTAGGTCGCCAACGGTCAACTCGCTGTCGCCTTCCTCGTCCAACCTGAGGTCGTCCGGGCAGTCGCCTTCCCACCTGCTGTCGAGCTTCTCGACCTCTGCCGCGAACGGCCGCAGTGCGGCGACGAGGGCCCGCAGCCGTGGGTCCGCGTTGAGGTACGCCTGTACGGCCTCCGCTACTTGCTCACACGCCTTGGCGAACTCCTTCGGTCTCTCCGTCGGAAAAACCGGCCCAAACTTGTGCAGTACGACCGCCACAATGGCCTCAGCGGAAGGCGAGAGCGGGGCCCGCAGCCGATCCTCAGTCATATTCTCTATCATCGCTTCTCTCCCCTCGTCGCCCGTTCCGCACTGGCCAATCTCGCTTGTTCAACCTTTGGCGGTACGGTCAATTGCCACGGATTACACTGCACCGTCAACCGAATTCCTTTCCGCTGCACACATTGATCCGTTTTCCGATCAAGAGCAGGCTCACGACGTAGCTGACCAAGACGATCCAATGCCCCAAAGAGCTTTTGCTGATGAATCACAAACGCCAGATTGCGGACCAAGTCCTCTCGTCTTGCTGTCTTGATGACCGCAACGTCAGACATTTCTCCTAGACGACATACCCGATCCAGTATGGTCTGCCGTCTCAAGCGTTTAAACATCCCTGGCACCTTACGATGCCTATTCGGCGTTTCGCTCTTGGGCTCAGCCTTCGTCAGCTTTGGGGCTTCTATCGGACGCATAGGTCTCCTCTAGTTCGTAGCAAATGGTACATTCCCGTAGATTCGTGCCCTTACATTCTCGCATCACATGCTGACAGACAATTACCGGAATGACATGCGTACGCTTCATTGACACGTCGCAATCGCCTGCGCGCCATAGGGCTGTCCCACCACTGGCGGCACGACCGTTAACGTTTGCGTACAAACCAATTGCTTTGGTCGGTCCTTGATGACAATGTATAGTGCTGTAGCGCTCAGCGCCAATGGCGCGATGGCCACAATGTCATGAAGGACATTGTGCAACACGCTATGATGCTTCGTGGTGTCACTGGGCATCGTGACCGCAATAGCCAACAGGAACTCGGTTATCATAGCGTCAACAATTCCTCCAGCATTTCCGCTGTGAATGACATACTATACTTCCGCGCAAGGACTCTATGCGCTCGGCCTTTGCGTCCTCGTGCCCAGAGCAATCGAGCATAACGCAGTGCTCCCAGTCTGCTTCGCATTACATTTCCTCCCCACTATGCCGACACGTTGTCAAAATCGGTATCTGATTCATCCCAATCGCCGTCACGACGGACTTGACCTTGGCCAAGTATAGCTCGTTCTCACTCGGCACTGGACTACTATGATGCATCTTCACCGCTCGGTCAATGCCATACCGTTCATAGTTCGCTCGGAACATATGAAAGAAACACGTATGATTGCCAATAGTGGTAAAGATGTTTAAACCCGGACAGTTCGCTTTGGCTGTGCTCGGCTTGATCTGAAACCGACCGACTTCGCAATCTGGACTATGCAATCCGCTATGCCAGCAGTAATGTGCCCGTAGCGTTGGGTTCGTGTCCTCTCTCGATTCTACCCACGCGATGCCCAATACCGGCGCTAAGGGCACAAACGTCACTGCGGCTTCGTGGCTCAAGATTTCATAGTCTGGCCACAAGACCACAGACCGTGGTGACGATGTGATTAGCACCGTCACCACTAGCCATAGCACCCGACTCACACGAAGTCCGTCAGGGCTTCACCAACGATCTTTGACGCCTCGGCTACGGTAATCTCTGCTTGGGAAACTAGCTCCAATACCTTCAACGCGCGCTTTGCCGTCCCTAACTCACCCTGTGACACGTGCTCCGCGTAGAAGTCCAAGCTCGGACCGCTCAATCGCTCCAGCACATCCCCACTAGCAAGCCGCAGTTCCGCTTTGTCGATCCAGCCTTTCGCTTTCCGAATACGCTCTTGTAATTCCTTCGTCCGCTCGCGAATGGTCTGCGCTTTGTCCTTTTCTATCCGCTTCGTTTCCTCGGCAATGCGATCCGTCAGCAATTGCTTAAGAGCCTTGACTGCGATCTTCATTCGTCATTACCCCGATTCTTGACATACCGCTCAATCTTCTTTGCGACTTGCTTTGGAGTCGCTGTTTCTTCGATCACGTCTCGCGGAAAGAATATCTTGTCAACTTCCACGTCGTCGAGACCAAACACTTGCATTGCCGCCTCGCCTGAATACGCTTGAGGGTCGCTTTTCAGGCCGACGTAAAACCCATCCCCGAACTTTTCACCATCCCTCAAGATCAACCCCAACCGTCGAAACTGCGGCATCGTTGCCGCCCAGCCCAAGGCACACGCCGTGGTCCCACACGACAAATCCTGCGCGCCTTTCCAGTCACTCCCGACCCAACGTCCATAATCAAACCGCTTCCGTGGGACGGTGCGCAGGAATGCGGCGAGTGCGAGCAAACGCCGATTGCTTGTCGCGCGACTGATTTCGTGGGTCATACGTCTCTCCATCCCTTGTACAACGGTCGCGGACTCTCTGGTGCCGTAAGATACTCCCGCAAGTTCTGCACTTGCTCAGGCGTCAGCACGACTGCGCGGCCTTTGGCTGCATTGGACACCAAGAACGAAACGTTCCCGTTCCCGAATACATAGACACGCAAGTTTGGCTGTGTGCAGCCACAAGGACATTGCGCATAGTCACTATACTCGCGCACTTTGACTACTGGCATTACCATTCCTCCCCTTCTGCAAGGTTCGCATCACCCGCCAAGAACGGGCCGTCAGGATCATCGAGCCCAATCGCTTCAATCTCTTGGTCAAAATCATTCCACGGGTCAACGTCTACGACTTCCGGCTTTGCTGAGCAGCATGTGGACAAAAGCTCTCCCGTGTCCGTGTCATGGACAAATTCTGCATGCTCATGACACCGCGAGCAAAAGTCCAATTCCGGGTCTGGCTCAAACATTACCACTTTGGCCTCCGTGGCTCGAATGCGACGTAGAGAACGTAGAGCGACGCTGCACCAAGCAAGATAACGTCCAGATTAGCTAACACGCGCAACCTCGACATTATCATGGTCAAAATCAAGCACATGGACTGTTCCCACTTCGGGAACAAAGCCCTTGGCCGCTAGGATTGCAGAGCCAATGTCGCTATGCTCCACATGCCT